CGTGGGACAGTTTGGCGATCAAAAGTATTTCAAGAACGAAGAATTCTCTAACGGTTACATCTTCGCATGATTAAATCTAAGAAAGAATGGGCACAAATCTATGCCAAATTCTATTCAATCATCTTCATCCTTATTGTACTATAACTAGTCACTCCCATTCCTATTAGTTTTCCACAGATGAAAGACTTCATTCAAGGGCAACAAGTTACTTATCAACACCATACAGGTAAAGTTAACTTTATCGGTGATCACTATGTAACACTAACTATTAGAGAATGGGATAAACTCCCGCAGGAACAAGAAAACGCTAAACGTAACACTAATCAAGTTAACCTATGTGTATACAGAGAACAATGGAGTAACATTCATTTAGTCCCTACACAGGTTGATAATACTTTTTCCACAGATAATGCGGAAATTGTGGAAAACTATTAATAAATCTATTTGTGTTACTTATTTGCCTTTAATGTCCTTCAGAGTTGTACTCTTAGCATGTTCTCTAAGAGATGTCAACCCCTCTGAAATACTCGGAGGATACTCTCATCACCATTGCTAATCATTCCCCTCTGAGGGTCATACAGAGGCACTTGACAAACTATCAAATAGATGCTACAATTAACCTTGTAGAGGTTCAGAAACACTCCTTGTATCTTTGAGACTTATGCAGTACATTATCTACGACAACACAGAGACACTTAGAGCAACCTTCGTAAGTGTCTACGACCTTGAGAAGTACATCGATGGTGTTAGAAACTCTCGGGGAGATAGTTACCCAAATACTCCGAGAATGTCTACCTTTGATTACATCAAGTCTATCGGATGGTACTGGGAGGTTATTGACAAAACAGCAGAGGTTAGTGTATACTAGTAGAGGTTATCGGAGGTCCTTTGAGTAACACTTAGCGACAGTTGCTAAATGTCATATAGGCAGTTTATTGGGCCCCTTAAATATAAAAAAGGGCCATAACCTAACCTACAAAGGTTCCCCAGAGCGAGTTCTATATTATTTCAAAGATTAATTCCACAAGATTCAAAAAAATTTCTGAGGTAAAAAATGGATGCTAAGACCCGCGTAGAGAGACAAGAGACTCGTGTATGGGCAATTGAGCAATTAATAAGGTTAGAGGCATTTCTAGACCCTCGGATGTACGAGTGTGCAGACTATTACGCATCATCTTATGCTTCTCAGGTTGTAGAAGATCTATATACACTATGGGTTGAGTGGAAAGAAGATAATCCCACGAGTAATCCCCAAGTAATAAACCGTATGTAGAGTTATGTCCCAGAGATTCACAACAACGTTAGAAGAGGATGATTTAGGAGATTTGATATTAACAATACCCTATGAGGTATGTGAGGAGATGGGGTGGGATATTGGTACAGAATTAGAGTATGAACTTGATGAACAATCGTTTATTTTAAAAAGACATGACGAGTCCGAAAATTGATCGCTGGGAAGATAATTCCGAAGCACACAAGATTATTAATGAATGTTTAGTATCATTAGCCGAGAGGTTAAAGAAACTAGAAGAGTATGTAATAAATATTCCAACGCCAGATAAGATTTTATATAAACCGAGTGGTGAAGAGGAGTATTTAAATTTAAAAGAGAATTATGATTTAATTTACAAGAGTATAAAGGAATTACAAGATGGGGTGTAAAACTAGTTATTCTTCAGGAGAAGGTAGTCCATGTTTTAGGGACGATCATTGTCAGACGAGTGTACCGTTACCAGCAAATCAAGCAACCACTGTAGAATTTCGTGAGTATCCACTTTCAGAGATTCGTGATAGTAATATCAATTATAAGATTGATAGGAGAGATAGTGTTGCGATTATGCATCCCAGTATTGCGTTACCCGCACAACCGTCGCCGCCTGAAGCAAGTGGTGCAACATGTGGAAAAGTGTTTAGACCAGCTGGATGTGTTGATATTAGTCGATGGGTATATGATTATGTACCTAATGAGTTATCGTTTGACTTAGGATTTAGTGATCGATATTTTTCGTATATGTATGACACTGCAGTGAATGCTGGTCATGTTGGTATTGCGTGTTATTACTTAGAGGACGAAACCACCACAAATACGTCAGCAAGTACTCCTCCTAGTGGTGGAGCACCAGGTGATCCTGGTTATAATCCAGGCAGTCCTGGTACATCAACTACAACCAGTGGTACTATTTGTAAACCATGTACAGCGTTTTCGTGTGCTCCAACTAAGACAAACATGAGTTATTCTGGTGTAGAAGACGAGACGGGTGACCCCGACGCGCCGCACGCCACGTTATTTGCAGTTGGTACTGATACAAATAAAGTTGTAGTATCATATGATTCGTTAAGTACTACCATACCAGATGGTGTTACTGATATGGAGTTTTCATATGATGGTGTAACTTATACTGATGTATGGGATCAGACAATACAAGGAGGTGTTGAGTACGAATCACCACAGAATCCATTTGTAACTGGTCAGAATCAGTTAACCGATTTTGAAGTTTATAATTTAGATGTTGGTCTAGCAACGGGATTACGAATCAAAATTAGGATTACATCCATTGCAGATGACACTGTAACGCCTGGACCCACTTACTCTGGTGTCAGATGGCAGATTACAGAACTTATGGACCCTGGAGCAGGGTATACAGTAGGTACAGTGATTCCTTTGACGTATGATTATACGACTCCAAGTAATACTGTAGTGACTCTGACAATGAATTTAAAGATTACTGGGGTTGGTCCTACTGTATCAGTAGCATCTCAAGCAGGATTTGAAATCTTAAGAAAGGGTGATACTCTTAATGGTCATGTAGTAACTCGGGCATACCATACTGATATTGATAATTTTCCTTATCATGTCATTTATTTGGATGGCAATGGTAATAATTTTGTTAAAGAAACTCAATATACATCCGATAGGAATCATGTAGTTACTGCAAAAGCAGGGTTTGGTATTGTAGATAGAGCAATATTAGTAGGCAAGTATGAATTCAACGACAAGTCTATACAATATAACACTGTAGATGTTGATAAGAATGCACCCGATGTGTTTAATACACTTGTACAACCCGTAGTTGATATCACAGTAAACAATAAAGGGAGGATAACTGGTGCCACAATCGTCTCTGGAGGTTCTGGATGGAGTGATAATGCTAATCTTGTGGTCAGTTCTCCGCAGGAAAGTACAAAGTTTATCTTAAATGAGGACGGCAATGTCGAAAAAGTGATTTTTAAAGATCAAAACAGCTCTAAAATCGCGAAATTGAAGGGAACTTTCAGTGGTGGAGTGCTAACTGCGGTAGATATTATCGATAGAGGGAGAGGATACAACGCAACGATCACAAATGTTGACGGAGATGGCAACGAATACGTCGAAGATAACCCTCCTATCGTATTTGTAGCGGATATTGTCAATTATAAAACGCAAACTACCCCAAATGCAGCGTATCGACCCGAAGACGCGGCAGATCACATGGATACTTTGAGTAAATTTCCTCAAGATATCTCTCCAGAACTCACAAATGAGATTTCTAGCGGATTTGACATGAAAGTTCAGTATGCTGATGACATTCCGAGAGCAAATCTCACTCAAAAACGCGATCCTGAGCGATTAAAGATCGATACACAACCGCAGAGACTATATTCTAAGGAAGCAGTTGATGAATATAGGGAAACTTATGAGTTAAAAGAGGATTTGACGGAACAAATCCTTGCTGTTGACTTTGATAGTAGTATTACGGATGCTGTTTTGAAAGGTCACTTAGATGAAACCAACGAAAGGATCGCACATTCCGATGCATTGGTGCAAGAACAGATCCCTGATGTTACAATTGGTCCCGAAGCATTGATTGAAACAGTCCAAGGTACATTTAATGACCTTCCAGTTGCGTCAACCTACACTAAATACTTGATGAAACAATTTCGACCAGACTCAACTTCATCTATTATGATTGACGTTACTCTTAGTTGTGAGGTTGCTCAACCAGGTTGCGCTCATGTACCATGCACCCCTGTACCATCTGTAGGAAGCAGTACAACCAACGCTGATGGATCTACCACGACAACTACATATGCTGCTCCTGTAGGACCTCTGGGAGGCGGTTGTAGGAACTGGAGTGCAACTGGGGGTTTAGATATACTACATGATATGACGGGTTCTGGTAATACTTTTCGTGAAGCATGTGATGCATATGGAAATCCTTACACCACTTAGACTACTATGACAGCATTTGCCGCAATATACATGGGATCCTGTTCTGGACATGGAGCAGGTGCTGCAGGTTCTTGGCACCCAGGACCTGGAGGAGGACCTGTTACACCTTGTTCTCCTGGTAATCTACCTTCGATCACACATTTACCAGGTCCTGTCCATGATGTTATGGGACAATGGTTACCAACGCCACTATTACCATTAACTCCATTGGGAGCAGCCCGAAATGTCTTTATTAATGGTATAATTCCTATTGTAGACCAAGATCTACTCACACCTCACCCAACACTAACAGTTTATCAAGCAACTAGAACAGTTGGTAAATGTACCATTGTGGCACCAACAAATGCCTGGTGGTGTCATACATATACTGGAGTAGGATCAGTAGCTGGTAGAGAGCCACCTACTGGTCATGCTCGTAAAGCATTAGCAACTACTAAATCTGTCTGGATTAATGGTAGGCGTGCTTGTAAGGTAGGAGATCCTTTAGGGGATGGTACAACTCTATTCCCATGCAGGTCTCTTATTGGTGGCGGGTCACCCAACGTTATTATCGGAGTTTAAAATGGCAACACGAGCAAAGTCCCCTACTGGGGCAAACATGATTGAAGCAACACCTAAGAAAAGTAGGCAAGGAAGGGGAAAGCATACAAAATATGCTGCAACCTCAAGGAATAGCGCCAAGAAGCGTTATCGTGGTCAGGGAAGGTGAATAAATAGATAAGATATATCTCATCGTGTAGATGGCATTAAAGGAACTAGGGGGAAAGGACTTTAAAAAGTCTCGATCTTTCTCCGACATTTTAATTTCAATGCAAAGGAATCCTTTTACGGATGATACCTCTGTCATTAAAGATGATAATGCCATCAAACAAGCAGTTAAGAATTTAGTACTTACGCAACCAGGTGAGAAACCTTTTCAACCGTTAGTCGGATCTAAAGTTTATAATCTCCTCTTTGAACCTCTAGATGCATTTACAGCAGATAGTATCAAGGATGAGATCATAAATACCATTAATCAGTATGAACCTAGGGTAGAACTTACAACTGTAGATGTTACTGCTATTACCGAGAATAACAAATTAAATGTTACTATTGAGTATAGGATTGTAGGGTTACCGATTGTTGAAACAATTTCATTTGTTTTACAGAGACCTGAATAATGCAACCAAATAATTTAACAGCTTTAGATTTTGAGGACATTAAAGCCTCTATCAAGTCATACCTAAGAACAAGAACCGAGTTTTCAGATTACGACTTCGATGGTTCTGCCTTGACATATCTTATTGATATGCTGGCATATAATACTTACTACACCTCATTTAATGCAAACATGGCATTGAATGAGGCATTTTTGCAGTCGTCTACAGTTAGAGATAATGTTATTAATATCTCTAAACTTTTAAATTATACACCAAGATCAATTTCGGCGTCTAAAGCATGTTTGAAATTTAAGGTACAGACCACTCAGGTTAATGGTGTTTATCCTAGTTCTATTACAGTAAAAGCTGGCGCAGTTTGCACAGGTGGTAGTTTTATTTGGAATATTCTCAATGATATTACCGTTGCAGTTAATACAACTGATGGTTCTGCAGAATTTGACAATGTTACAGTTTTAGAGGGTTCTCTCCTCAATTTCACTTATATCGTAAATACGTTTGCTAGACAAGTATATACGATCCCATCTCAAGATGTAGATATCGATACTCTTACTGTTAGAATTAGATCTAACGAATCATCTACAGCATCAGACATTTATAGTAAAGTTGATATTGTTACTAATTTAACTTCTACTAGCAAATCATATTTCGTATCAGAAGGCGAAGATATGAGATATGAAGTTAAATTTGGAGATGATAGTGTCGGTAGAGCAGTAAAAGATGGTGAGGTTATTGATCTTCAGTATTTGACTACTGTTGGTTCAATTGCAAATGAAGTTGCTAGATTCTCATTCATAGGTAGATTGGTAGATTCCTTTGATACTGCATATTCTGGTTCAGTCGCAACAGTAACAGTCAAGGAGAGATCGCAGCAAGGGTCTCCAGCAGAGAGTATTGAGTCTATTAAGTACAATGCTCCAAGGTTCTATGCATCGCAGTATAGGGCGGTTACAGCGCAAGATTATGCATTGATTGCAAAGAAACTATACACCAATGCTGATAGTGTTGTTGCCTATGGTGGAGATTCTCTAAATCCTCCCGTTTATGGAAAAGTATTCATTACAGTAAGGACAAAAACAGGTTCTACACTTAATGATATTACTAAAAAGCAACTTTCTGCCGATTTAAGAAAGTATGCAATGGCTGCTATCGATCCAGTTATTATTGATCCTGATAATATCTACATTTATAATAAAATCTTTGCACTCTATGATACTGGAAGTGGATCAAATTCATCTGCAATTAAAACCAATATCCAGAATGCTATAGGTGAGTGGGCTAGTCAAGTTGCTATCAATAACTTTAACTCCACATTTAAGAATCAGGACTTTCAAAGAGCAATTAGTCTTTCAGATTCTGCAATTAGTGACGTTTCTGTTCAAACAACTCTTTTGAAGTATATTGAACCTACTACAAATCAAACAAACACATATTGCATTTCAACTGGAAACGCTCTTTATAATAGTGCTCCCAGTCAAGATGGTTCTGATGGTTCTGATGGATGTAAAAAAGAACCTATTCTATCATCGGGAACTTTCAGGACTTTTGATAGACCTGGTGTCGATCAACAGTTTGAGGATGATGGATATGGAAATCTTAGAACATATTACAATAGTGGCACTAAAAAGGTCTATACGAGTGATAGTGCAGGAACTGTAAATTATGATACTGGTGAAGTTTGTTTCGGTCCTATCAATCTTATCGGTGCAGGAGTAAATACCACTCCATCTACTAATCTCAATCTTTCAGATTCTGTTACTGGATCAGGATTGGTTATTGATCTAGATCTACTTCCAACTGGTCTTAAAATCCCAGTACTGCTCATTCCAGCAAACAGTACAACCATTCCTGCATCTACTCCTGGAACGATTATTAACATCATCAATCCTGAGGTTACAGTTGCCCCAATCGGCACTACTCCCCCTACTACTATACCTCTAAATAGTTTGACGCCAAGTGTATTCAATGCTATTCCAACTACCATTGAACTTACACCATTAGACAATAGCGGCTCCGTAAACACTTCTAGTTGTTTTTAAAAATAGATGGATATCAATAAGGTTTCAAACGTCTCCTCGTATCAAACTCCTCAGTTTATAGAGAGTGAGTATCCCCTATTCAATAAATTTATTGAATACTATTACCAGTCTCAAGAAAAGACTGGATTAGGACAAAATATCGTCAATAATTTTCTTCAATATCTTAATATTGATAAGTTGGATATCAGTATTCTTGATGGTGCTAGTAAACTTGTTGAACCTATTAGTGTAACTGATACAACAATTACTGTTGAGACTGTAGATCCTTTCCTTGAGAAAAATGGTTCTATTCTAATTGGTGATGAAGTAATTTACTATGAGAAGACCGTATCTTCTCCAAACATCGCATTAACCCCTGGTATTTCTTATCCTCAGGTTCAACTTAAGTGGGTTTTGCTTGCCAACAATATGGGAGACTTTGATGGTACGAGAACCATCTTCCCTTTAGTATCTCAAGATAATCCTATTGGTCCTTCTTCACCACAACACCTTATTGTAAAAGTTTACGGAAAAACTTTAACTCCAGTAGTAGATTATACTATTAGTGGAACTAATATTGTTTATGAAACTGCTCCTAGGACAGCATTAGCTTCTGATGATATCAGTACTACTAGTATCACATATTTAAATGGTTTTAGCGAAAATTCTATTGTAAAAGTTGATGATGTTTCTACTGCTTTTGGTGATAACAAAACTACGTTTGAACTGACTGTCAATAACCAAAAGTATGAACCTGTTGCAGATGAGTTCTTACTTGCCATTTATGACAATAGACTACTTGTACCTAAGGTAGATTATTTTACTGATGGATCTATTTTTGTATTCAATACACCACCATTGAATGGTAGATCTCTATCTTTATATTCAATTGAGGCACCCATTCCATCTTTTGGTTCTGGTGCTATTGGATATGCTAGGGTAAATGATAATGGAAATATTAGTTCTGTAATCCCAAGTACCAATGGTTCTGGGTATAGATTCGATTATCCTCCTAAGGTTAGTGTAAACTCTAGTGTAGGTTCTAGTGCTTCTGTAAAAACACTGGTAGATGGAATTAAGGAAGTTTCACTACTTAGTGGTGGTGCTGGATATAGTGAAAGTAATCCTCCCACTGTAAAAGTACAATTTCCCACAAAAGAGGGATATACAGAACCAACTTTAAAAGCAACAGTAACTAACGGAGAGGTTAGTGCTATTGACATTGTTAGTTCTGGTAGTGGATACACATTTACTCCTAGAATCACTTTTGAACAACCTGGTGGTGCTACAGTTGCCGCTCCGACCATTTCTAACGGTTCTATTAGTGGTACTATTAGTATTACTAATCCTGGTCAAGGATATACTACTCCTCCTTTGGTGTACATTGACGAACCCACTGGAACTGATGGTATTAAAGCATCATTTACAACTGTATTGACCGATGGTGAAATTACTGCTGTAAATATTTTAAATGCTGGTCAAGGTTATGAAACTGTACCCAGAATTGCTGTTATTGATCCTGTTGGAGCACAAGTTCTCGAAACCATAGTTGATGGAGATGGTAGAGTTATTTCTGTCGAACTTTTGTTTGGCGGTAGCGGATACACAGACGTTCCATCTGTGTATATTGTAGATAATCGCCAAAATGATGTTGGTACTTACATTGGGGGAACAGGTGCTACTGCAGTAGCAGCAATCTTCAATGGACAAATCACTGATATCAATATCACCAACTTTGGTTCTGGTTATAGTGCAGATAATCCTCCTCAAATTGTAATTCAAAAACCTGTTGATGCCAAAGCGTCTGCAGAAGTTGGACTACAGGAAGTTACAGGTTTCTCTGTTCTTAAATCAGGAACCGAATATACTAAAGCACAATTCCTTGGTTGTGCCAGAGCCGCTTCAGGTATTACTCAATATACGCAAGATGGTAATGCAGTATTCTCTAATAGCACTGTAGCAGCAGAAGGATCTGTTGATGCCCCTGTGAAGTGTCTAGATGCACTGTTTGTTAAGAGATTACTTGACAAGTATACTGAACAGTTCTTACCTGATGTTCCTGCACTTGATTATACTAAAATTGATGTACGAACATCGATTAAGACTATTAAAGACTTTTATTCTGCAAAAGGCACATCTTTTAGTATTGCATATCTGTTCAAACTTCTTTATGGAGAAACTGTAACAGTTTCATATCCTAAAGATCAAATCATCAAACCTTCTGCAGCAACCTGGTCTGTTGATACTGTTTTGCGTGCAACTTTGGTCAGTGGTCTTCCTGAAAATATTCAAGATGGTCTTCTTGAGCAAGTTGCTGATATCTCAGATCCAAATATTTTACAAGCAACGGCATTGATTGAGAACTTTATCTCAATTCAAACTGCCCAAGATACAATCTACGAACTTGCACTTTCAGAAGAAACGATTCAAGGTACATTCGTAGTTCCATATAAAACAAAACTTGCAGAACCTCTTAATACTACAGAAGGTATCATCACTGTTGACTCTACTATTGGTTGGCCAGAAAGAAACGGCGAATTTGTAATTTCAACAGGTGTTGGTTCTGAAGTTGTTCAATATAAAGAAAAATCATTAAACCAGTTTATTGAGTGTACTCGTTCTGTTAACGGTGTTGTAGAAGATTGGGACTCTGCTACTCAGGTATCGTCCAACTTTAACGTATTCATTAATAAAGGGACTGCTCAAGAAGTAGTATTGAATATTGTTGGTATTGTTGATGCTCAACAAACAACACTCACCGATACTGGTTCTTATTACTTACCAGGTGATAAACTATTAATCTCTAAATTGGGTGGTACTGGATCAGGTCCAGAACTCACAACTTGGTTGTATAATGTTAAAAAGTTGATCGAAGTAGGATCAATCACTTTTGGTGGAATTAATAATCAATCTGCCACTGTGACTTGTAACAATCCTCATGGTTTGTTAGTCGGAGACCAGGTTACGATTTATGGTGCAAATCCAATCGTTTATAACGGATCTTTCCTTGTAACATCCAGAGATAGTACTACTGTATTCCAGTATCAACTTCCTCAACCTGCAACAGTAGTTCCTCAAGGTAATATCCTTGTCTCTATTGATTTGAACAAAGGTAAGTCGGATAGTTCTGCAGTTAATAATGCAATTAGTCCTTATACAACTAATATTCAGAATACATTCTTCAATACCACAAATACCTATATTGCATCTACAGGTATTCCAAACTATAATATTGGACCTTTCCCTGGATCTGCGTTACTACCTGGCAACCAACGTAAATTAAATAGATTCCCAATCGTTCCTGTTACAATCTCAACCAAAAACTTAATTGTACCTGGTCCTATTGGAACATGGGTTAATGGTGTCTCTATTTGGTCTTATAAGTCTGATGTCACTAAAATCTTTGGTTCTGTAACATCAGTTGATATCACTAATGCAGGATCTGGATATGATGCTGCATTCCCACCAGCAATTACTATTAGTGGTGGTGAAGGGACTGGAGCAGCAGCAACTGCGACTGTTAATGGTTCTATTAGTGGGGTTACAGTAACTGAGGGCGGTTCTGGGTATACTTCCTCTCCATTGGTATCTATTGTTGGTGGAGGCGGTTCTGGAGCGTCAGCAACAGCAATTATCACAAAGGGTGTAGTTTCTAGTATTCTTGTTAACTCTGGAGGAACTGGATATACATCACAACCATCTATTACGGTTGTTGGTGGTGGGGGATCTGGTGCTGAGGGTACTGCAGCGGTTAGAGGACCAATTCAATCAGTCACTATCACTGATGGTGGAGAATCCTATACATCTAATCCTTCTATTGTCCTTAGTTCTGGTACTGGTGCCGTTGCACAGGCAATTGTCAACGATGGTCGTATCATTTCAATTGCTATCATTTCTGCAGGTTCTGGGTATACTACAGCACCAGAGGTAACTATCCAAGGAGATGGTTTTGGTGCTGTTGCTAGAGCAACTATTGATGTTGACGGAGAAAATGCTGGTAAAGTTACTAGGATTGAAATTATCAATAGAGGTATTGGATATAGTCAAGGTACGACTATTATCAACCTGAACTCTGTTGGTCAAGGTGCTACTTTTGCAGCAAATGTATTCCAATGGACTTATAACTTACAAGAGACGACAACTGTTGATGCCGCTAAGGGATCTGTATTTGAGGGATTCAATAATCAGTATGGTGGAGAATATGCACACCTTTCCAATCCTCAACGACTTAGATATATTTTAGGTGATAACTTATTTGTCAATGTAAATGGACAAATTCTTGAGCAGGATGATCAGTTAGCACACTCTCCTATTATTGGTTGGGCATTTGATGGCAACCCAATTTATGGACCTTATGGATATTCAGATCCTACTAATCAGGCTTCTTCAGTTTCTAGATTGGCGACGTCTTTCAGATTAAAGACAAATTTAGTTTATGACGAGATTACTAATCCAACTCCTACCAGAACTGCTGGACCTCTCCTATCAGATGAGATTGCAGGTAAGTTTGTAGAAGATTATGAGTATACTTTCGGTTTAGGAGATCTCGATCAATACAATGGTAGATTCTGTAAGACTCCAGAGTATCCTAACGGTAGATATTGCTACTTTGTAACTATTGATGCTACAGAGGCAGGCAATCCTGTATTCCCATATATTCTCGGACCAAGTTTTAACTCGGTTGTTGATACCTGGAATCTTTCTACGAGTGCTGTTCAGCAAAATATTCCTGTTGGTGTTGTTCGTTATCGCGATCCCTATGAGAATGTAGATATTGATGTTGAGAGAGCACCAAATGCATCTACTAATGGATTGACATTGGAAAATGGAGATCTTCTAACCTTTGACGTAGAAGACGAAAATAGAGATGGTGTTATCACTGCAGACGAAATTGCAGATCCAGATCAAATCTTTGAAGAATCTCCATTACAACTGTTTGATTACTTCCCAACAGTAAAACTGGACTCTAAGGTTGATATTGAAGTTGAAACTATTACTAAATTTGAGGATGCTTCAATTACAGGATTTGTTGTTGAAAATTCTGGTATCAACTATCAAGTAGACGATAGACTTATCTTTGATAATACAGATACTGGTGGCGATGGTGCTTCTGCACGAATTTCCAGAATTAAGGGAGAATCAGTTTCTGGATATACCTTTGAGAATGTTAGTGGTGATAATTTCGGAGTACTAACTACTAGTGTTCCACATAACTTACAACTCGGTGATTCCGTTTTTGTAGATTATACTCCTATAATGGATAACACAAATAAATCATTTGTAGTTCGCCAATATAAAGGTATTGAAGAGATTGTAATTACACAATCTGGTTCTGGATATAACGAAGATATTCCTCCTTCTCTCATTATTGATGGAGATGGCGTTTCGGGAGATCTTGAAGCAATTGTTACTAGTGTCGGATCGATTGATACGGTAAATATTCTTAATTCTGGTTCTGGATACAGTGCTAATCCTAGAGTTATTACTAGCCATCCTCAAGTATTCAAAAAAGCAGAATATATTGTTTCTAAAATTGAAAACAATGAGAATGTAAAAGTTAATGATGTATTTGTAAACAGTGGTAAAGAAATTTTCATCTGTGGTAAAACTTTAGATTCTAGTGGCAACAGTGTTGCATTTGTTTCCAAACTTTCCACGACAGGTGTTAAAGAATGGGAAAAAACGTTAGAACTTACTTCTGGAACCGAATATGCAGAGTTCCAGAAACTTTATGTTGATGGCGATGATATCTGGGTAGTTGGTGTCAACCGTCCAAATATCTTAGTTTTGGATGCATATAATCCAGATATCATTTTAGTGAAGTATACACAATCTGCCAATGGATTGAGTGCATCACTTCAGTTCCAAAAAGGATATTCAGGAATCTCTGGTTCTACTAGAGCTGATAATATTACATGTATTAAGAAATACTCAGATACTCGATATGTAATTGGAGGATTTACTAATACTAACTCAGGAAGTCCTTTTGATGCATTTATTGCTTTAGTTGATACTGCTGGTAGTTTTGCAATTAAGAGAAAAATTGCTTCTGTAGATGATTCTGAAAAACTTACCGATATTGTTGTAAGTGGTGATGATATTTACTTCACCTTAGAAACTTCTAATACTATCAATGATAACAATGTTAATGTTGCCTTTGGTAAAGCACTTGTAGGAGTCAATGCAATTGAGATTGACTTTATTAAAGAGTATAGTAATGCTGGATATTCATTCTTAGATAGTAGTCTTGCTATTGATGAATTTAATGAACTTTATATCAATGCCACACTTAGAGCAAAGAGTGATAATGTCACTAGAGACAGTGTTTGGGTTGGTAAAGTTGATGTTACTGGTGATTTTGTTTGGAACTACAGGTATCTTGCTCCAGGTAGAGATGTAAATGCTATTGGACAATGTGCTATCGATATTTTTGGCGATTTAAATATTGCTTTCAATAGAGTAGATAATACCACTGGTCTTAAAACTGTAGATACAGTTAAGATTGGATATGATGGTGTAGTCAAAAATCATACAACTAATGAGTTTAATGAGAATAGAGTTGTTGGCATTACAGCAAATGCTATGGATGTGGACAACTCTGGTGATGTATATGTCTTTGGTCAAACTTCATGGAACAGAAACGAATTTTTACTTGAGTTTACTGGTGGTGCTACTACAGATACCTTTGGTAACTATACCCCGACGTTTGTTGGTAATGATGCAACACAGTCACTGCATTTAGATGGTGGACTTGCAAAACTTTATGGTAGAGATATTGCAACTCCTGCTAATTGGGAAAATGCATATATTGAATTCCCCAACAACACCTTAGGCAATTCACTTAATGAAAACTGGACTTTAGAGTTCATGTTATATCAGGATTCTGCTTCTACTGATACACATAATCAAGATCAACAAACTTTAGTTGCTATTGGTGATGCTACCGATGCAACTGGTGGTCTCTGGTTGTATTATGATCGCACTTCAGCAGGTCCATCTGGAAAATTGGAGTTGGTTGTAACTAACAACACCACATCTATCAATTCTTCTAGCGGTGCAGTACAGTCTACGCTGTCTACAATGTTTGCTGATGATACTTGGCAATTTATTGGATTGAAGAAGGAAGGTAATGTATTTACAGTTTATGTAAATGGTATTAGTGTCATTACTGCTACTGTTGCTGATACATCCTTCACATCCAAGAAACTTTATATCGGTAATATTGCTGGTAGAGATGGAACACCTGGAAGTTACAGAAAAGATGAGCAAGGTCAGTATTTTGTAGATAATCTCAAACTGAGAAATCGTGCAATTGTTCCTACAGTTCCTTCTGACGTATCTGTTCTACCTACTAATGGTGCATTTGCTTTAAGTTATAGTTGGACTGATACAGCATGGTTCAGTGCATACAATGATGTATATGATTATATTGATTTTTCTGGTTGGGGTGTAAAAGTTGATAAAGATGCTGATGCCGCAAGAATTGGTGATCAAGGTATTCAACTAACTACTCAACTTGGGTATGTTCGTACTGCAGTTACTCCTGTAACAGGTAGTGCCTTAACTATTGGTAATACAGGATTCGCTTTAGGTTCTTTAGGTCTTCAATCTTTAGATTTTGATGACGCATCAACTGTAATGGTAGAAGATACCGAAACATTGACATATACTAAAGATATTTGGAGTACCAGAACTGCCACGATTCCTTCTCCTGGATCACAGAAACTGATTATTAGTGCAGTTGTTAAGGATAGGTATTACTTTAAAATTACTGACACCGTTAAAATTGACAATGTTCAAATTTTAACTATTAATCAGGCGTTTAGATTCACTGTCGGTACAAAGTTAACTTTGAATGACTCTAGTGGAGCTTTTGTCAATAGCGGTTATATTACAAAAGTTGATAATGAAAACAATAAAGTATATCTTGCAATTAATAACAATTCTTGGACTAATGACTTAAATGCGGGTCAACTTTCCACATCTCAATTTAGTGAGCAAGATACCTATGGTATTGTTGGACCAATTCCTCTTGATATCAACCAAATCGATTCATATACATTTGCTCAAGTAGATAATACTACTCCTGGAACTTTTACTATCGATCTCGACAAGTATAACTTGGATGGTACTTTCAATGCAGCAGGTGGTCAGAATCTAGATTCCTTTGCTCAGTTCAAACCATATTCCGACGATGATTATGCAGTTAGAATTGATGAAATCTCAGGATCTTCTACATTCATTGTAGGATCTGTAGTTACTATAAACGGTGGAGACATTAGTTATAATGCTGCATACAGCACAGCAACTATTACTAATCTCACTGGTGTACTTAAGATTACGTTAGTTGCTAATCTAACAAAGATTCTTAGAGTTACTGCTGTAGCAAATAGTGATGAAGTCTATGTCATCACAGGTACTAGACACTATTTGACTCCTGGATCTATGTTGAACTTGGATGGAAATCCATCTGAAACTGTTGGTGGAACTGTTTATGATGAATATGATGGTTCATTCCCTGTAGATACTGTAATTAGTCCTCTAGAGTTCACATACAAACTTCCACAGGCAGCAATTACAAGTCCTGCTACTAGTGCTAGTGATGTTAGCATCTACATCAAATCACCTGTTTTGAAAATGTATTATGGTCACCAGTATTTGTTTGACCTTAGTCACTCTTCAATGGTTGGTGGTAATTTATCTTTCGCAAAAGATCCTCTTTACAAACTTGAGTATTCATTCAACTCTATTGAAAGAGTTGGAATTCCTGGAGTAACTGGCGAAGGTGCCACTACACCTACCGTTAAGTTCAAAGTTGATGAAGATATTGTAACAAACATTTCGTACTACTTCGATCCCTCTAGGGTTGGTGACAACGATTCACCTATCATTCAAGGTAGTTATCTTGATGTTGTTGGATCTCCATATAGAGGAACATTCCAAGTTAGTGGTATTGATGGTGCAACTATTACTAGAGGAGCAGATCAGATCAAATTCCCTCTAGTAAATGAACCCGAAGGTAATGCTGACGTCTCTAGAGTATCTTATTCAACTAGTTCTAGAAGAGCAGTTGGTTCGATCGATAGCATTCGTATTGTTAATCCTGGTGGATTCTACACAAGACTTCCGATTGTTTCCAGCATTCAATCTACAAGACAGATTGAAAGAGTTACCATCAACGAACCTGGTACTGAATATGCTGTAGGACAATATACAGGCGTTCCTATTGCTGGTGATGGTGAAGGTGGTTTCGTCACAATTACAGTTGCTGATGGAACTGATAGCGAAGGCGGTGCAATTCCTGGACAAGTTCAAAGCGTTCTTGTTACATCAGCAGGAAAAGGATATACCACAGCATCTGTTGACATTGATTCTATACCAGGCATTCTTGGTGCTGGTCTAACTGGTTCTGGTGCTGAAGTTACTGTAGTCATCCCCCCATTTGGAACAGCGGCATCTATCTTTACTGTAGGTTCTAGTGTTGGTAAGATCAAAAAACTGAAAAATAATAACTTTGGTTATGATTATCCCCATGACTATACATTACGTCCTGAAATTACATTCCCGATCAATGCACAGTTAACATCTACTAGTATTTTGGATAGTGTTACAGTCACTGATCCTGGTTCTGGTTATTCTCAGGCACCTGCAGTTATTATTACTGGTGGTGGCGGTAGTGGTGCTATTGCCCAATCCACTATTAAGAATGGTCGTTTGGATAGGATTGAAGTTAAAGATCCTGGTCTTGGTTATTCGTCTACACCAGCTGTAGAACTGAAATCTTCCTTTAACTATGTTGTTAACCTAGATTTGGGACTCTTACAGTTCTCCTTCCCACATGGTATTGCACAAGGTTCAGAAATTACTCTTAATGTAGTAGATACTGGCGATGGTGCAGATTTCCCAATCGCTGCTGGTGCAGTTGGTAGATTGAACGGTCTTACTACTTATTATGCAATTGCTGGAACGGCAAATTCTCTTGAAGATGATCAGTTAAAATTTGCGATTACTCCAGCAAACGCAGCACTTGGTGATGCATTAGCATTTACTAATGCTGGTACAGGTCGTCAGCAAGTTCTTACAACATCTTTCGGTGGTGCAGCAACAGCAAATGTTATTACATCAACTTTCCTTGAGGGTGAGCAAGTTTATCAAGGCAGTTCCTTTGAAAATGCTACTGCATTTGGATTTGTCTCTACAAATAACGGTTGGCAAGTTGGACCTAGAATTGTAAAAATCGTTGATTACACTGGAGACTTCAACATCGGTGAATCTGTAACAGGTGTTATTTCTAAATCTTCTGGTACTATTAGTTCCTTGAATATCGCTACTGGTGTTCTGGATGTTGGATCTATTACAGAAACCTCTGGTCAATTTATTGATGATGTTGGTAAACCCTCTGAGATCATTCAGAAGATCCAAGACTCCTATTATTATCAGGACTTCTCTTATGCAGTTAAGTCTGCAATTTCAATCAATGATTGGAAAGATATCCTTATCAAGAATGTTCACCCTGCATCATTCAAAGTTTTTGGTGAACTTAATCTAAATGAGTATGGATTTGTTCCTAATAAGGAAACATTCTTCCAACTGACAAAATCAGTTGAACTTGCAAGACAAGCAACTGTTCCAAATATTCAAAGTTTTGCTCTGGTTGAACCTGTATATACTGCGTTCGATAATACTGAGGTATTGTTCCGTCAGAAACGACTGACTTCTTCGGAGAACATCTTAACATCAGTTGTTCAAAGACTTGACGATATTTCTAATCTATTTGATGGTGAGAGAATTGCATTCCCACTACAAATTGATGGATCAAACGTTGTTGCAAACGCAAATCAGTTGATGATCATTTTGAATGGTGTTGTACAAACTCCAGATACAGCATTTGAAGTTCAAAACGATTCTATTGTCTTTGCCGAACCACCTCAACCTCCTGCTAGTGTCAAGTATGTAAATGTAACTATTCAACCAATTCAGGTTTATAAATTTACAATCACTAATAATAGTGGTATTTTCCCAAGCACTAATAACACTGTCCTAGGAACACAGTCTGGATCAAGACTTACTGTTACTAGTGTTGTTGGTGATGATATCTTCGGTTTTATTGCCGAAGGTAATGTTGGTATTGTTACTGCACTTGATAATGCCACACTAACTGGTGGTGCTGGTTATACTGATGGAACTTATACAAATGTCTCTACAACTTCTAGTGGTGTCGGTACAGGACTTACTGTCAATATTACTGTTGCTTCTGGTGCTGTAACACAGGCAAGTATCAACAGTGTTGGTGTTGGATATGCATCCTCCGAAGTTATCACAATCACAGGTGGTACTACATCAGCAACTATTGCAGTCACTAGTGTTAGTGGATTCAATATCAACGAACTGATCAGTGTTGGTGCAACTGGATTTACTGCAACTCTCACAGAAATTACTCCAATATCCAATCTCAATCTGTTTAGTTTCAATGAACAGATTAAGAATCTGACGGGTAAAATTGCTATAGTTGAAGAAGTTAACCTGGAAACAGGGGACGCTGTTCCTCTTGCAGATTTAAGATACACTATTGGTGCAGGAACAACTTCTATTGAAATTATTGCTTCTTCTGCACTCTATGATACTGCAGTTCCAGAAGGAGTATTTACTATAGGTGCTAACTATCAACTGGGAGCAGAGATTGTTACTGTATCCGATGTTACAGTTGGACCCGATTCAACTACGCTGACTGTACAGAGAGGACAATTAGGAACAACTGCAACTTCTCACCAAGAAGATCTGCCTGTATATGGTACTGACATTAATATTACTAATGAATTGGCATTGAGTAAGACCGTAGGTACATATCAGTCAAAACCTGGTCTATTCGATATTCAACTCGATGATGTCATTATTGGATCTCAGTCAGGTGTTGTTGCTAGAATTACCTCAACATCTGCATATCAAGATCCCGTCACAAGCGAGTTTATTGAACAGGTTAATATTTCTGATGGATCATCTTTCTTTGGTCTATTGTTCAACAGATTGACGTCTGCTTCATATCCTAATGTTATTCTTGATAATATTTCCGAGTCTCAAGTAAATATTGTCGATTTTACCGATAACACTACAGACTTTGATGCCAAGTTCCCTGGAACTGAGTTTATTAGCAATTTAGTTATCCCTTATGACAATGCTACAGGTACATTCCAAGAAAACGAAGTTATTCGCAACTACAAACTTGGATATGGCAATGTAACAGGCAGTTTCAACTCTGCTGAGGATATGGTCACCAAGAAACTTGCTTTTGATGGTAGAGTTGGGTCTGGATTCTTCCAACTCGGACAAGTCATTAGAACTCAAGATACTAAAGGTGAGGTTATTGGATACAATCAAGCACTTTCCACAATCTATCTGGGTAAAGTAGGTAGAACTCTTTCTACTGGCGAAGATTACCATCAGGTTACTTTTGCGAACAATGCTCAATTAGATACCGATCAAAGTCATTATGGATTGACGTCTCTACTGCTTGACGGTACTGGAGATTATCTGTCTATCCCAACTTCTACTGAATTTGGTTTTGGTACGGGTGCATTTACAATCGAATGTTGGATTCGTCCTTCAAGCGTTACAGGAACTCAGCAAATCTTTGATTTTAGAGCGACTGCCACTGAAGTTTCTTCAGAACTGCTACTTGTAGGAACAAATCTTAACTACAGAGTTAACGGTTCTACTACAATCACTGGAACGGCAACTCTTGAAGTAGATACTTGGTATCATGTCGCTATCTCAAGAAATGCTGCTACAACTAAGTTATTTGTTAATGGAACACAGGATGGTGGAGATTTTGCTGATGGTGGCAACTACGGATCCACTAAACCAATCATCATAGGTGCCTCCTATGCCTTTGGAGACGGTTTCGCTGGTCATATCGATGAGTTCAGAGTATCTAACACTTCGCGCTATCAGACGACATTTACTGCCCCTACAGGAATCTTCCAGGGTGATGCTAATACTAAGTTACTACTTCACTTTGAAGGTGCTGACACTCAAACATACATTGAGGATTGGTCTGGTGGTGAGTCGTTTACAGACAACGAAGACTTCAACAATGATGCCATTCTCAAGAACTGGAATGAAAATTCCGCAAATCTTCCTGCTGGATTCGCAGGTAAGTCACAACGATATTATGATGCTGCCAACTTAATCGAATCTAATAAAGAATTCGTTGCTAAGGAAGCAGTTTACTTACTGACTCAACAGTATCCATCACTCGTAATTCCTGGTGGTAACGTAAATTGTGAAGATGATGTTCGCGATATCCTTACTGCTTTGATTGAGGATCTCCGTAACGGATGTAATAGTCACATCTGGGATGCTTCGGCATTGTATGTTAATAGAACTGTTAATCCTGTGACAATTAGTCATGTTGATACAGAAGTTACAGAAACTGTCTGGGCTTACGATAAAGTCAAAGATATTCTTCAATATATCATCAATAATACTCTCTGGTCTGTTTCTGGCAGTCATGGCGTAAGACAAATCACTGATACCACAATTACTGATTCTTCAACATCATCCTTTACCACAATTCAACCATCAGCAATTTCGTATGATGCTGCTACTGGTGATATGGTTATGACATCAGGCGGTCATGGATTAACGACAGCAAATACAATCGCTATTGCTGCAGAGTCATTGACATTCACATGTGCCAGTGATGGTAATGAGAGAGAATTGGTTCATCCTCGTGTGAGTGATACTAGAGCATATAATCAGGTTCTTGCAATCACTGCGGTTACAACCGATACTTTCACTGTCAATGTCGGAGCATCTCCAACTGAGCAGCAGTATGGTCATACATTTGTAAGTGCATCTTCTAATGCGGTTACAGTTCTTGATTACAGTACAGGTGATTGTGCTGATGTATATTCCACGATTGGCAACCTTCTGGATATCCTTACAGATACCCTTGAGCAAGCAGATCTTGGTACTCCTGTAGATCACTTGGCAACTATCACTAAGGTAGAAACCAATTATGAATTTGTTGGCGCTACTGTAAATGCATTCCTCGAAGTTCCGTTTACCACCACATATCATAGTGCTGCTTCGGATATCTTATATACCAATAGGATTGACGTTTCTGCTCGTGGAAGATTCCGTGATGCTTCAAATCTTATCAATTCAAATGCTGCAGTTATTGTTGATAAAGCAGCACATGATATGCTCACTAGGTATCCAGATCTTGCTGTTGATATGCCTAGAAACGCTGCTGGTGGCAGCACCGATGGAACTCTTCGCTGTAAGACTGACTTAGGTCTGATCTTATCAGGAATGGCGAAAGATATTTACGATGGAGGAAACTTCTTCACTGTTCAGGCTGCTAACTTCTATATTGGTGAAAACGATGAACTTAGACATATTCGTCTGCAAGTATGGCAGTCGGTATATGCTCATGAGAGACTTGGATTCTACGCTAAGCAAGCAGTTACAGGCGATCTAACTTATGACAATACTGACAATATTATCGTTGGTGATTGGGGTATTACTAATGACGCAGGCAACTGTGCAAATGTCCAATCCGCTATCGATACATTAGTTAGCACTATCAATGATATCATCGCTCCAACTAGCGAAGACTTCAATATTGCTGGTGACAGACTGTACTTCAACCGCGAATATATTGCAGAAGAAATTACAGGTCTTACTGCAGCATATTTGACATATCAAGTCGATAACTCAAATCAAGTAGCATACACATATGACACTGCTAAGTGTGAGCGTGATATTAAGTTACTGATTACTGCAATCATCTCCGACCTACAGACAGGTGGTAATAACAGTACAGTTGATAACATGAATCTGTACTTAACTGCTAATGGAGAACTGAATCATGTAGAAGAAGAACTTCTTCCTACAGTATTTGCCTTTGAGCAGATTAGAACACTTGGTGAAAAAGCAATAAGAAATCTTCTATATGATTCAGGTGCAACTGTAACGGGAAATCAATATTCTGCTATTTTCAGTGATAACACTGCATATAGAGATACTGAAATTCCTACAGATATCGATCAAGCAGTTTGGAGACTTCGCGATCTAGTTGATATTGTTACCAAGGGTCTTGCGCCTTCAGGTAATTCAGTTAGAAATGCCGTCAAGAACTTCTACTTCAATCTTAAGTACTATAAGGATGAAATTGGAGCACAGATTGATAGTCAGTTTGGTTCTGGTTCTTGGATATATGATTCGTTCCTTGAAGAAACTGCAAACAATATTGCAGCAGATAGTATCACAACAGATACAAGTTCTGCAAATACTATTGTTGCTTACGAAATCTCACTTTCTAACATTGTTGGAGACTTCACAGTAGGAGAAACCGTAACATCTAGTAATGGCACCACTGCTCAAGTACTTGAGTTTGATAAAGACAATCAGTCAATGTATGTTGGTACTTTCTCATCTACTGCTTGGGCAGTTGCTAATACTCTGACGGGCGGAAGTAGTACTGCAACTGCAACTATTGCTGCACCATATGGATCTGTAGTATTTGATGGAACTGGCGACTACTTGCAAACTGCTGGTATTGCACTTGGAACTAGCAACTTTACTCTTGAAGGATGGATCCGTCGTGTTGACACAAATACAAACTTCTACGTATCTGGGTCAACCACTAATGACTTTGGATTCTTCGTGGGAGCAGGTTCTTCTAATATCGGTTTCTACGGTGGAAGTAGTGCTAACTTTGTTAATCTCACTAACACTACTATCAATGTTTCTGGTGGTAGATGGTATCATGTTGCTGTCGTAAGAGAAGGAACGGGTGCTAACCAAACTTCAATCTATATCGACGGTATTCTTCAAGGTAGTGGAACTGTAGCAACTAACTATGGTTCTACTGCAATCCTCGTAGGTTCGAGTACGACTACTACTGAATATTCCGCTGGAAACATTTCCGACTGGAGATTGTCTAGCGTTGCTGTTTATCCGAAAGGAACTACGGCAATTGGAGAAAAACTGTTCGCGCTTCCTACAAGACCATTTGTTGCAGCAGACGTTACTGAAACTGAACTTCTATTATGTCAAGGTAATACTATTCAAGATAATGGACCTAACACGGTCTCTGTAACTGCTTATGGTGATGCTGCTCCTGCTACAATATCACCATTTGGTACTTTCCCTGGCGTTTCTAATTCCTTTGATTGGTATAACAGTGTCACTAATGTTGAGATTCTTGCTCAAGCAAGGGCAATCAGTTCGCCAGTCACAGGAGAAGTTAGCAGTGCAAATCTCTGGACTAATCCAGAAAATCTAAATGCATCTAATTATACCTCTAACTTAGTAGGTTATTACAATAATGCTACCAGTGCTCCTGATGGAACACAAACTGCTGAAAAACTCTATGCCACAGGTACTGGAGTACACTCACTAACTAGAGATTTCAACCTAACTTCATTTGAAACCTTTGATAACTCAACGGTAACATTTGATAGTGGCACTGAAACATTCGATACTGGATTTGGTGGTATTAATGAGCAGCAGTCATTTACATTGTCGGCATTCTTTAAGAAAGCAGAACTTGATAGTCTCAACTTTAAACTTTCTTTGGATAATCAGTCGAAGAATATTAACTTCAATGTCAACCTTTCCACAGGTCAGGTTGACGTAGGAACAGTGTTTACAAGTCCTGGCATTACTCTTAATGAATATGGAGTAACACCTGTTGGTGGTGATTGGTTCCGTGTATATGCAACTATCACCTTCGGTTTTGGTATCGACAATCTTCAAGGAGACTTCGCTATCTATAATCGTTCAGCTATCGCTGCTTCAGGAAATCAAGGTTTCTATGTTTGGGGTATTAAACTCAACTCTGGTTTCCTTGATCCTTATACTGCTGGATCTGGCAAGTTGTTCTATTCAAATACCGAATATAACATTAAGACATATGCACTGGATCTTCTGACTGAGTACATGATTGCTTCAATTTCTAATGAACTTGTTGTCCCTTCTCCTCTTGCTGTTGTAGGTTCGTTCTACCAGGATCCAACATCAGCAGCTGCTCTTCCTGATGGTAACTACAGCAATGAATCTATCGCTAGATTGATTCGTTATGGTACTAGTACAATTAAGAATCAGTTTATTAATGATTCATACTATACAAATCTCACTCAATATAATGCTGTAACTTTCGGTTCTAAAAACTATGGTGTTAGAGATATTCCTGTAGGAATTACTGGAGGACTAAATGCCTCTGATTATTTCTATGGATTGAGTTCTGATTCAAATGCTGAACTTGCTAATCTCACTACTAACGAGGGTCTGATCGTTAAAGTTTACAGAAGATTCCGTATAGACGGAGATATTACTGATGGTCCATTCACCATGAATGAAACTGTTGCTAAGCAGGGTGCTCCTAGTATCACTGGTGTAGTTTACGGATTCTATGAGGATGAGAACTTTAAGTATCTCGATGTTGAAGTTACTGCTGGTCCTTGGGCGGTTACAGACTTTATCGTTGGTGGGGAGAACTCAACAACTGCACAAATTAGTGCCATCGAAGATCGCATTCATATCATCGATCTTCAGGGAGACTTTGTTGAGGATATTCAATTCCTTGGTTATACTTCTGGAGCAGTTGCTGAACCTACTTCATTCATCAAAACAGAAGCATCTGTTACTTCCAATAGTGGAGGTCTCCTGACAGTTGACACTGAGAGTTTGGTAGGGACTTTTGAGAAAAACTCAGTAGTCTATCCAGCATCGTCTAGAAAGTACATTGATGTATCTCAGGTTTCTGGTCTTCAGGTATCGGTTGGTGATCGCATCGCGTCTGATGGATACATTAGATTGGGTGTCTCTGTTATTTCAACTTCAAATGTATTCATTGTTGGAAATAGGATCTATAAGGTTGTTAATAATCTTCAAGATAACAGTGTATATGGTGTTATCACTGAAGTAGATCTAGATAACAACTATATCTACATTACCATGATTCAAGGTGAGTTCCAAAATGGTGACTACATCGGAGATTATGGAGTTGATATTTTCCCTCAAGGTTTCGCCACAATCAATACAAAGGTTACGGTTGATGGTGCAGCATCTGCTCGCGTCCAAGACGTCAGAGCAGCAGGATTGAGTAAGAGAATATATCTTACAGATATCGCAGGAGCATTTACGAGCAAGGATGCTATTATCGGGTCTTCTTCTTATAAAGCAGTCATCACGGATGTCGTAGATCTTAAAGCTCGCGTGAAGAGAGCATCCAAAGGATTTGATGGTACACAAACTAACTTCTCTCTCACCATTGAAAATGGAACTCCATATCTGCCCGATCCAGAAGGACACATGATGATTTTCGTCAATGGTATTCTTCAACCTCCTGGAGCAACTAACGCATATACAGCGTTCTCCGACCAAATTCAATTCGCTGAGGCACCAGAACTTGGGTCCTCATTTACTGGATTCTATATTGGTAAGATGAGACAGTTGGATGATATCTCGTTTGAATTTGATTCCTTACGCCAGTCATTCAACCTCAAGCGTAATGAAGTATTCTATTCACTCACGCTTACAGAAGGTGTTCAATCTACTGTGATTAGACCCGAAAATAATATTATTGTTTCTCTCAATGGTGTTGTTCAGGAACCTGGAGTTGGTTTTGAGATTGTTGGTTCACGAATCATCTTCTCCGAAATTCCTCGCGTAGATTCCACATTTGTCGCATTCTCTTATGTTGGTTCTGAAGCAGACGTTGATGCTGCTGAGGTAGTTCCACCAATCGAAGCAGGAGACTTCATCGAGATTGAGGGAGAAACTGAAGATCGTGAGGTAGCGGTTATTGAATCGTCTAACTCTCTCATCACCTTCGATTATCTTGGGTCAGTCTTTGGTCAAGGTGCCATCGGGCAATCTGCACTTACGAGCGGATTTATTAACACTGTCCAAGTCACTTCTGGAGGTTCTGGTTACACAAGCAGACCTACAGTTAGAATCGACTCTATCTCTGGTTTCGATGGCAATATCCGCGCATTGGTTGGCATCTCTACGGTTCAAATGAACGAGTATGGTTCTGGATATCAAAATCCAGTTATCGTTATTGAGAGTGAAGTTCCCGATGATTGGACCGCACCAAATCTCGCAGATTATGGTGAAGAACTAGTTGATCCAGAGATCGCATAAATAACTAAAAACGTAGTAAGTAATGGCTAAACAAGCACTAAACCTTGGAGCTTCTGCTAATGACAATACGGGGGATACCCTCCGTATTGGTGGTGATAAAATTAATGATAATTTTAACGAACTATATACCGCTTTAGGTAATGGGGTAAGTTTAACTGTTAATACATTGAACCCCATATCGGGGCAAGTTCTTCGTTATAACGGATCTACCTTTCTTCCTTCAGATTATAGTAATCTTACATCTGCTTTGGATGTAAATGGTAACTCAATTATCTCCTCTAGTGATGGCAATATTCCAATTGCTGCAAATGGAACTGGTCTAATTACACTAGCATCTAACTCGGTCACTTCGACATTTGGTGCTACTGTTGACATTCCTACTAGTGTAAAATATAAGAATGAGTATGCATCCTTAGCAGCTGCTCCTGCTGCAGCATCCTATCCTGGTTATTTCTTTACCGTAGATGGTACTGATGATCCTTATGTAAACATCAATATCACTGAGGGTGGTCTTGGTGATGTTAGAGCAAAACTTCTTACTGAGTATTCAAGTATTGATGACTTGAGTAATGTTGATGTTACAACAGCAGCACCAACAACAAATCAAATTCTTAAGTGGGATGGATCTAATTGGGTTCCTGGAGATGATCAAGCAGGTGTAAGTGCCATTAATGTTTTCCAGACTGTTAATGCAGATTCAGGAACTACTACAGCAAACAGTCAAGCAGATACACTTACTATTGCTGGTGGTACTAATATTACTACAGCAGTTTCTGGCGATACCGTAACGGTAAACTTTAGTGGTACTCTTACCACTACTCTGGCAGCATTAACTGATACTGAAACTGCTGGTCTTACTCAGGGCGATATGCTCTATTGGAATGGTTCTAACTGGATACCAACTCGTAGTCCGATGATTTGGTATGAACTTGGAGCGCCTCCAGGAAACAATTCCAGTTACTATACAATAGCAGGACCTGGATTTGATGGACTTGCTCAAAATCCTAATGTTTATGTTCATAGAGGATTTACATATGCCTTCGATAATAGTGTTGAAGGTGGTGGGCATCCCTTTAGGATTCAATCTACTCAAGGACTGACAGGCACACCGTATACCACTGGTCAGAGTGGAAGTATAACTAACGTTCTTTATTGGACAATTCCTCATGATGCACCTAATACATTGTACTATCAATGTACTCTGCACTCTGGGATGAATGGCACCTTTACCGTCGTAAACTGATAAATGACAAGAACCGTACCTGGATCAGGAGCGATAATTAATCCGATCTTCGATGAAGTTTTCGGTGTTCGCGCTGTAGAATTAATTAGTGGTGGAACTGGATATGATCCTACCGACCCTCCAAGATTAACAATCGATGGTTGTGGCACCCCCGCTCAAGAAGCATTACTATATCCGATCATCGATGCTGATTCGGGTAAAATTATCCATGTCCGTGTTCTTGAAAGAGGTAGCGGATATGATCCTTTAAGACTTAAGATTGTTCCTACATCTGAAACACCAAATGTTTTAGATTCTTTTGACGTCAATAGAATCTGGCAAGACCATCCAAATGCATTAACAAGAGGCACCTTTCAGACCTCAGGTACACCTCCTGTTAAAAACGATAGACTCCGTATTGAGTCTGACAATCATCCCAAACCTACTTGGATATTTGAAGAGTCAGAACCTGGAGGTTCTGGAAATATTGTAGATAGATCTTTTGATCAAGTTTTTGTATATCGCGGTGGTAAAGATGTCCCTTTTCAGGGAGATAGAACTTTTCAAAATAACAAGGTTTTGGGAATTCTGGCAAACGGTGGTTTGTTGCATACTCCAGAATTTGGTACTTCTGGTAATGCCCCAACAAACTTTTCTATTGATACTGTAAAATATGATTATGTTAAAGGAACTAATGCAAATGATGTAGTTCTTGATGGCACTACTCATTATTATCAAACTAGTAAGACAATTGATGAGTTCAATAGTGCTAATGGAGTATTCCAGTGGGGATCTTTAGAGCAGTTCGTTTGGTATATTAAGGTAGAGTATGACAATATCATGCTTTATGTTGATAACATAGACGAAACTTTAAATCCAATTGAAGTAGGCAGGACAATAAATGAAGTAGGAGGAACTGCTTCGGGAGAAATTGCAAAGATTGTCAGGAATGCTCAGAACCAAATTGTTAGAATTTATTTAAGGCAGGTTATAGGATCATTTGAAGCAACTGATTTTATTCTAGGTTCGACTGGATTCCAATTTAGAGTCGCTGGTGATCCAGTTCTATTCCCCAATGGTCTCTTCTATATTGATTTTGGTGTTGATTCTCATGAGTTTGGTGATTTCATTCCTGGAGTCTATTACCTTTCCCCAGAAAGTATTAAGGTTCAAAGAAATTACTTAATTATTTGGGATCAATCCGATCCATCAAATCAACCGTCCGCTCACCATCTTCAAGGACATCCAATGCAACTTAGTACCACTCAAGATGGTACACTAAACGGCGGTACTCTATATTACAATAGTACAGGTGCATCTGCTGCACCTGCTACTGATTATGAAAACGAGTTTACACCCTTATTCATTATGAATGAGGATGAGAATAATCGTATCTATTATTACTGCAAGTTTCACCGCTATATGTCGGGATACGAAGGTGATGAAGGATATATGTATCTCGATCCCGAGATTGAGGAAGAAGAAGAGCATGAAAATAATTACTTTTACAAGGATTACTATCAAACTGATTCAAATGATCCAAGCACTATTGATAGATCTAGGCATGTAGACGGTCACTCTAAAGTTCTTGGTATGTCCTTTGATGGATATCCCATTTACGGACCATTTGGATATGTTACTGGCAGAACCCCTGGCAGAATGACTAGTTCGTATAGGTTTAAAACTACTACTGAACTTCCTGGTACTAGAGAGGAGGTTGTAACTGCTAGTACAATAACGTATGCTGTTACTGTTTCAAATTCTAAATTTTATTTTGATGGTCAAGAGCAAGAGTTACTGAATCTGAAAAGAGGAAAAACTTATATCTTTAATCAAGATGATGCCAGCAATACTGCTAATGGCAACTTCTTGATGTTCTCCTTGACCGAAGATGGTTGGCATAATACAGGAAGTTCACTTGATATCGGAACAACTTCATACCTATATGATGGTGAAGGTTCAGTTGAATATTATTTGGATGGAGTTCTAACACCATATGCCACATATCTGGGAGGATTTTCTAGTGCGACGACAAGAGAAATTCGTATCACTATTCCTGTAAATGCACCTCGTGTTGCTTATATTTTCTCATATTCAAATTCTGGTTATGGATCTCGTCTTGTCAATGAAGGATATATTCTTGGTGATTTGACTCAGGATTATATCTATGATTCTGGTGTAGGTAATCTTGACGAATATAACGGTAAGTATGTTGTTACTCCCGAATATCCGAACGGTACTTATGCATATTTTATGACCGAAGATGGTAGTGGGAATCCAGTTTATCCATATGTGATTGGTCCTCAGTACTATGGGTCACCTATATTTGAAGGTGATGCTGTTCCTGAGCAGGTTGCAGTGTTCCCAACGGAAGCAGAAGGTGATGTTGTTCTTAATGATGATGGCACCGTTTCATATATTAAGATGACTCGAAATGGTGATAACTTCTTTGGTACTGCAAAAGCAGTTATTCTTGGAGGTGAAGGAAGTGGTGCTACAGCAACTCCTGTCACTCAAACTGTTACTGGTTTATCATTGCTAAATGAAGGTAGAAGTTATGCAACACCACCAAACCTTATTTTTGAAGGTGGTGGTGGACAAGATGCTGAAGGTGCAGCATCAATTGATACTCTAGGTAAAGTCACGTCAATTAATATTGTTGATGGTGGCGAATTCTATCAGACAGAACCATACATTCTTGTGACTGGTGGTGGTGGACTTGGCGCAAAGGCAAAAGCAGTTATCAGTCAAGGTGCAATTACTGGAATTGATATTACTGATCCTGGCAAAGGATATACATCTCCTCCAAATATTGTCTTCACTAGACTTGTAAATCTTAAGCGTAAAACTAGATCTCGTCAGGCATTCAATTCTTCTGATATTTACTTGACAGGTCTGGCTAAAGCACTTGGACCTAGTGATACTACGGTATATGTTACTTCTACAGATGCATATCCAGGATCTGGTTCTCTTATTATTGATAAGGAAACTATTTCATATACTTCCAAGAGTAGAGGTAGATTTACTGGAATTACTAGAGGTGTTAATTTTAAATATGACCAAAGAGTTATATTAGATGATGGGCAGAATGATGCTAATGGAGATTCCAACTATCAGTTTAATGTTGGTGATAGAGTAATTCGTAGGGTTGAGAATGCTACTAGTAAGATTGCTAAAGTATATGATTGGGATCCTAGTACCAGGGAACTTTTAGTTACTTTTGAAGTTGACGAACTTGCATTTATTGATGCTGGAATTCCTTCAACGACTGATGCTATTGTTCAGTTTGATGCTGGTGTTGCAAATAGTAGTGGAACAGGTGTTCTTCCACATACAATTATTGATGCAGTTGGCAGTAACATATCTACTTTAACAGTACCTATTGGATCAATTGTAGATAAGGCATTTGAAGATAATGATGAGAACGAAGATCCATTAAATCCAGGAACATTCCTAGGAGATGGTATTGCAGATTTAATTAATACTGCTACAGATTATGCAAGTCAAATCAATCTAGATGGCGGCATTTATGATTCGTTATATGGTATCGAAGAAACACAAGGTGGACAAAATACCACACTACTTCAGGTTGGAGATAATATCAAAGACGCAGATATACCATTCAAATATGCCACAATTACTGCTGCAGGTGGATTGAGTGATGGTGTTGAACACCCCATTCTTTTGACACTTACTTTAGATTCTGCTAATGGAAATGGTCAAAATTATAGTACAAATGAAATTGTAACTGGTGCCATCTCAGGTATTCAAGGAACGGTAGTATCTTGGGATATTACTACATCAAAATTAGTATTGAAGGATATTGTTCCTTATAATACAAATAATGTCAATATTGGTGTAAATGGATATCTGTATGAGTTCTCAAGTAACAGTACAGTTGTTGATATGGTTATTGTAAATAACGGAACAAACTATACCGCAGTTCCAAATATTGTTATTGAAAGTACTGGCGACATTCAAGCGACTGGTACTGCTGTAATGTCAACATCTGGTGACCGAGTAGATTCCATAACCATCACAAATGGAGGTTACGGAATTGATCAAACAGTGGACAATAGTTACAATCTACACCCAACGATTACATTTACAAATACTGGTGGTGATACCACTGGTTCTGGTGCAGCGGCTCAGGCAGTTTTGGGTGGAGAAAATATAACTGGTAATGGTGGAGCAACCTACCGCATCAAATCTGTTGAATACTCGACATTAGTTCGCTCGTAACCTTCATAAATAAACAAGAGGACAATAATCCCTTAGGAAATGGCAGCTCTATTAACTGATCAATTTAGGATTTTCTCAGCGAGAAAGTTCATTAAGGCATTGGAAGGACCCGATGCCACTCAGAGTGATGATGTAGCAGGTACTACGAGAGATCGTTTGTATCTGTTCATTGGTCGTCCTCAAACGTGGGATAATGAAAATTCTCCTCCTCAAGCAGTAGATTCCTTCCAGGAATTTTCTGGTTCTTATGATGACATGATCTCTCTGAAGCGCGTCCTCGCTTCTGATACGGTTCAGGTTGTTCGTCGTATTGACTGGGTTTCTCCAGAGCAGACTACGGGTGGACTTGGTTTCACCTATGACATGTATCGTCATGATTATTCTCCTAGCAAGACTGCTTCCTCAGGTGCTACCAAACTTTATGATTCAGATTTTTATGTTGTAAACTCACAATATCAAGTTTACAAGGTAATCTATAACGGAACATCTCCCTCGGATCCTAACGGCAAACCCTCTACAGTTGAACCTACAGGTTCTTCTACTAGTATCATCACTACAGGTGATGGATATCGTTGGAAGTACATGTATACGATTCCCGTTGCCTCGGTCCTTAAGTTTTTCTCCAATGATTATATGCCCGTCTTTACAAATGACGCGGTAAAAACCAATGCAGTTGCTGGAGAAATTGACACAGTAGTCATCAGTTCTGCAGGTTCTGGATATAATAACGGAACTTATGATAATGTCGCTATCAATGGCGATGGTACTGGCGGTAGAGTTTCTATTGTTATTGACGGTGGTAGAATTATTTCTGCTACTGTAACTTCTGGTGGTACTGGATATACATTCGGTAAACTCAGTATTGATTCTATCACTGGTATTGGTACTGGTGCTAGCGGTATTGTTGATGTTATCATGCCTCCTCCTGGTGGGCATGGTTCTGATTCTGTTGTAGAACTTGGTGCCTTCCGAGTCATGGTTAATGCCAAACTTTCTTATGATGAAGGTGCTGGTGATTTCCCTATCGATAACGACTACCGTCGTATTGGTCTTGTTACCAATCCTCTAAAGTTTGGTACTGAAGAACTCATTTCTGATTTGACAGTTTCTGCTGCTAAAGCAGTTATCTTCTCTCCAACATTTCAAGGCAACTATGTTCCTGATGAAATTATTACTCAAACAAGAGTTGTTGGTGGTGTAAGTATCACTGGTCGTGGCAGAGTGATTTCATGGAATCCTACTACTAAAGTATTGAAGTACTATCAGAACTCAATTGATGGTATTTTCCCTGAAGTTACAGGCACGCAAAACGAACTTGACGGTTCTAATGTTATTAGTGGGGCAACTTCTGGTGCTGCTGGGCAACCAGATGTAAACTTCCCTGCTGTTCCCAACTCATCTTCCAGAACAATTAATAATACGGAATATGATTTGGGCATGAAGTTCAATAATGGATATGGAAAACCCGAAATCAAGTCAAACAGCGGTAACGTTGTTTACATAGATAATAGACGGGCAATCAGTCGTGCAAACGACCAGGTAGAAGACATCAAAATCGTAATCGAATTCTAATGGCACAAAATACCAATCTAAACGTTACACCCTATTACGACGATTTCGATAAAGATAAGAATTTTTATCGAGTTCTATTTCGTCCTGGTTTTCCAATTCAGGCAAGAGAACTTACCACGATGCAGAGCATTCTGCAAAACCAGGTTGAGAATGTAGGTTCTCACCTGTTCAAGGATGGCGCAATGGTCATTCCAGGTCAAGTAGGTTATGACCTGACAGTTGACGCTATCATGCTTCAGGAGTCATTCCTTGGTGCCGATGTTGAGTCTTACAGGTCTCAATTAAATGGATTGATTATTGAAGGTCTGTCAACTGGTGTTAAGGCAAAAGTTCTATACAGCATCTCTTCTACCGAATCTGATAAAGGATATATTACCTTATATGTAAAGTATATTGAATCTGGTGGTACTGATAATTCAACTGAACTGTTTGCAAGTAATGAACAGTTAGTTACAAATACAGAAATTACTTTCGGCACAACTCTAATTGAGGTGGGTTCTCCCTTCGCTCAGTTACTGCCTACAGATGCACTACAGCAAGGTTCTGTTTCGTATGTACAGCAAGGTGTGTACTTCATCAGAGGTTTCTTTGTCGATGTAGATTATCAGTATATCCTTCTTGACCAGTATGGAAGTAACCCCTCCTATCGTATCGGTCTCAACATTCAAGAATCGATTGTTACCCCAGAAGACGACCTTAGTCTTAACGATAACGCTGCTGGAACATCTAACTATGCTGCTCCTGGTTCTCATAGATTTAGAATCAAGACAACATTAATCAAGAAACTTCTAACTGATGATGCCGATAAGAACTTTATCGAACTCCTTCGTATCAACAACTCTAAGGTAGAGAAGTTAGTTGATAGAACTGCATTAAATGAATTAGAAAAGGGTCTTGCATTAAGGACTTATGAAGAATCTGGCAACTATGTTGTAAAAGATTTTGAAATCACTGTCAGAGAAAGTCTTGACGATGGATTCAATAATGGTGTATATCCTGCAGGGATGACAACTTCCAATGGAACTGTTACCTCTGATGATAAGTATGCTGTTGAATTTGGTGCTGGTGTTGCATACATTAGAGGTTATAGAGTTAAACGTCTTTCTCCATCGTATGTAGATTTAGATAAACCTCGTGAAACTTTAGATGCACAAAATGTTATTGTCCCATTTGAAATGGGTAACTATAGCAATGTTAATAACATCTTTGGATTCCCTAATACATCGGGTTCCACTATTACTAATGCGTATCACACTGTAGAACTGAGAGATGTTGCCACTTCTTCTGCAGGTTCTGCTGCAGGAGATTTGATTGGATATGCCAGAGTCACATCAATCGAGCATCTTGCCGATCCTGATAACACCTTCGGTAACACTGATGATCAGTACAAACTGAATATCATGGATGTTCAGATGTTCACTGTATTAGAACTCGCTAGTGCTAAGAGTATCCCTCAGGGTTCTTTGGTAGTTGGTGGAACTTCTGGTGCTAGAGCATATATTGTATCTGCCACAACTTCTAGTGATAGAGTTGATGTATATCAAGTAGAAGGAACATTCCTACAGAATGAAATGCTTCTGCTTGATGGATCATTCCTTGATACTATCAATCATATCCATACTTATCAGTATTCTGATACACGTCAGTTTGTTGCAAGAGATGAATCAACTCTTGCTATTGAATTTACTGCTGATGTAGTTCTTGAAGATGTTCAATTGGTGGAAGGTAGTACTTTCACTTATGATGCAACTGGTGGATCTGAAACTATCACAGGTCTTCAGTCAAACTTTGCTCTGGATCTTCGTCCTGGAGACAAAATCTTCTTTAATAGTACTGAATTTGTAACTGTTGATCTAGTTACTCCTGGCAATCTTGCTACTGGAGGTGTCGCATCAATCTTCAATTATGCATCTCAGACTGTTAATGTAACTCCTCCTAGCAGCAACTTCCCTAGTGCAGGAACTTATAATACTTTACTTAGATATAGAACTCAATTATTTGATGTTGCTAATGCAGATCTTCTTAGTGATATGCCTAAGAAGTATATTAAGAGTATCTCTGACGAATCTATGATCGTTAGAAGAACTTTTGATGCTCAAACAGTTTCTTCAGATTCAATCTCAATCACATTACCAGAGAATGAGCAGTTTGAAAGTATTACTGATCAAACATATACTGTAACTGTATTAGCAGGTACAAATTCCACTCATCCTGTTGGAGATCAAATCACACTAGATACTGTTACTACTAGTGCTCTTGGTTATATCTCATTCACATCAGCAGATAGAACTACTCTGCAGATTGAAAATCTTACAAATATCACATCAGTTAAAGTAACTGCTACGATTTCTAAGAATGTAACTGTCAGAAAAACTAAATCTGGCAATGAGATGTTTGTTTTAAAAGTAACAAACACTATTGCTAATTTAGATAAGCAAAATTATAGTTTAACTTATTCTAACCTTTATGGTACTAGAATCGAAGATAGGGAATTATCACTCGGTCTGACAGATAGTTATAGATTACATGCCGTATATGAGTCTAATGATGATAACGATCCTGTCATTCCATCAGTAGTTTTAGTTGAACCTGTATTCTTTGCCAATGGCACTATTGTAACTGGTAGAACATCCAAAGCAAGAGCAAAGGTTGTCGATTTTGCATCAGGTAGTTTAAAACTTAGTTTGGTTTATATTACTGGATCCTTATTACCTGGCGAAACTGTAGATGGTTTTGACAGTACTGGAGCAGCAATTTCTGCTATCATCAATGACAGCGAAGGTTCTGTTGTAGCTGGTTCTAAAGTGGTAACCGATAATTACTTCCTAGAAGTTGCACAGACTGGATTTATCTATAATATCTCAAGAGTAATTCGTAAGAAAGGCACTATTGCCCCTATCAGAAAACTGAAACTTGTTCTTGACTACTATACACATTCTTCAACTGGTGATTATTTTAGTGGACAGTCATATCTGAATACTGATTATACTGATATTCCCTTCTTCAAGTTCAAATTCCTCGCAGATTACCTAGATTTCCGTCCAGGTGTAAAGAATTTGTATAGTGGAACTGGTACTGTATCATCTCCAGCATACGTAAACTGCTCTACATTCGACTTCAAGTCACGAGTCTTTAATATCTCAGGCACTCCGAACGCAACTGTTTTTGATATTCCTAAGTTGAACAGCAATTTCCGCTGTGACTTTAATTGGTATCTGCCTAGAAAGGATAAAGCATTCATCACACCAGATGGTGAGTTCCAGATTATCAAAGGTAAGTCTTCGGATACTCCAGAAGAACCCGATGATTTGAAAGATGGTATGCTTCTTGCTACTATTAGTCACAAACCATATGGTTTTGATCCTGAAAATGACACTGTAATTGTTCGTTCCGATAACAGACGCTATACAATGCGTGATATCGGTGCTATTGAGCGTCGTCTAGATCAAGTTGAATATTACACATCACTCAATCTACTTGAAAGTGATACTTTTAATAGTCAGATTTTGGATTCTAGTGGAAAGAATCGTTTAAAGAATGGATTTATTGTTGACGACTTTAGTGATCACGGCAAATCTGATACTGCTCATGAAGATTTCTCAGCAGCACTTGATTTTGAGTTTGGAGAATGTCGTCCAGCGCACTACACAACCAATGTGCCTTTAATTATTAATGAGAGTCTATCAACAAATTATCAGCAGACTGGTCCTCTAATTACATTACCTTACACTGAACTCAAGATTATTGAGCAACCATATGCATCTAGAGTTGAAAATATCAACCCATTTAATGTCTTCACATATATTGGACGTATTACATTAACTCCTGGTTCTGATGATTGGTTGGATACTTCCAGAGTTCCTGCAAGAGTCACACAAATTGAAGGAGATTTCCAACAAGTTTCTTCTGAACTGAATGTTGACCAGAATGGTTTTGCTCCTATTCAATGGAGAGCATGGCAAACTAATTGGACTGGTGAAAGAACTCTTGGTTCTAGAACTACCAGAAACAGCGGATGGTTGGCACAAGATAGAGGTAGATCACCTAACCCTGGTGTCTGGGGTGGTCGTGGTATGCGTCGTATTAATAGAACAACAACACTTGAAACGACAGGTTCACAAACTCGTCAGGGTGTAAGAAGTAGAGTTATTCCTAGAATTGACAGACAATCCTTAGGTGATAGTATTCTTTCTAGTACTAGTATTCCTTGGATTCGTTCTAGAAACATTGATGTTGATGTTGCTCGTTTAAAGCCAAGAACTCGTTTCTATTCATTCTTTGATGGTAGATCTACAGTCGATTATCAAATTCCTAAAATGATTGAAATCATTAAGGATCCATCGATTGATACCAGAACAAACTCAACACCATTCGTTATCGGTGAAACTGTAACAGGTTTGACCTCTGGATGTAAGTTTAAAGTTGCTGCACCAAATGACTTCTATAGATTCAATCCATATGATGACAGTGTACTTCCTGAGTCTTATGCATCTACAACAGCATTCCTGAATATTGATACTGTTGAACTATCGAAGCAGGCAACTGGTGATTACTATGGTAACTTCCAAGTTCAGGAAGTTCTAGTTGGTACTTCTGGTGCAACAGCAGTTGTAAGAGACCGTCGTTTAATTTCAGATCGTTTCGGTAAACTCAGATCTTCATTCTTTATTCCGTCTCCATCTCTTGACACCAATCCTAGATGGGCAACTGGTACTAGAACATTGAGATTGTCTACATCTGACACCGATTCACGTCTTGGGGGTGCTGTTGCATCTGCTGCTGAAACTAATTATGAAGCATCTGGTACTTTGAACACTATCCAAGAAAATGTTCTTGCTGTTCGTAATGCTGAAGTTGTTCGTGATACTGTAACTCAGAATAGAACAGTTCGTTCTACTAGAACTGAGATTAGACAGATTGGTTGGTATGACCCTCTGGCACAATCATTCATTGTTGATGAAACTGATGGTGTATTCCTGACTTCTATTGATGTATATTTCTTCAAGAAAGATGACAATATTCCTGTTTCGATGCAAATCAGAACTATGGAAAATGGTTATCCAACAACAACCATTCTGCCATTCTCCGATGTAACCCTTGAACCTGATACTGTTCAGTTATCAGAAACTGCTGCTGTTCCTACTAAGTTTACGTTTGATGCACCAGTATTCATTCCTCAGTCAGTTGAACATTGTTTTGTTCTCCTATCAGACTCCAACTCTTATCAGATCTGGATCTCTAGAATGGGTGAGCAAGATATTACTGGAGACAGAACAATTTCTGAGCAACCATATGCTGGTGTTCTATTCAAATCACAGAACGCATCTACATGGACTGCTGACCAGTATGAAGATCTCAAGTTTATCGTTAACCGTGCAGACTTCACCAATACATTGAACAGTAGATTGGTTGTTAATAATTCAGCATTAGCAAGAGGTAATGGTGGTGAGTTGAATCTTCGCAGAGATGCTATTCAAACATTCACTCCTGAGTTAGTTCTGACATTAAACTCAACTACATTACCTTATACCGTTGGATCTCGTATCTACCAGAAAACGACTTTAGCAGAAGGTACTATCTCCGCTGTAACAACTACTGTTGCTGGAGTTCTATTGACAATCAATGATATTAATGGTACTTGGGCAGCAGGTTCTAACACTGGTGGATCCATTTCTAACCGTGTAGTTTCATCTAAGACACTAGCAACTATGGTTGTTAGTACTCCCACAGGAGACTTTACTCCTGGTGAAACTATTACTGGTAATAGTGCTGATGCACCAACTGCAGAAGTTGTAACTTGGAACTCAGGAACCAATACATTGACACTTCGTTATGTATCTACTGACTTTACTCCTACCACAGAGACTATCTCTGGTGGAACTTCTTCTATCACAGCAACAGTTAGTTCAATTGTTTACAGTGGAGATGCTGTTGAAGCTTCTGCAGTTAGCGATTCGTTCGTTAGTGCAACACCTACTTATAGCACTGCACAAAGAAAGGTTCGTGTTTATCACAGTAATCACTGTATGCATAGCAGTTCTAACAATGTAGTTATTAGCGGTATAGTTTCTGAGGTTAGTGATACTTCATTAACCGCATCACTTTCTGCATCTGATGTTAGTATTTCGGTATCGGATGCTACAGCATTCCATAAAGTTATTAACGGTCTTGCAGTTTCTGTAAGTAATGTTGGATTTATTAAGATTGGCGATGAGATTATTTCTTATAGTGCAATCAGCGGTGATAATAAAACTATTACTGTATACGAAAGAGGTGTTGATGGTACGACTGCTGTATCTCATGCAGATGAATCAGTTGTTGAATGCTATAACTTAGATGGTATTCCACTACCTCAACTTAATAAGACTCATACAGGAATCTTGAATCCTACTCTTGATTACTATGAATTGAGCACCTCGTCTATTGCTAGATTGGGTATTATTGGTGGTGGTACTAATATTACTGCTACACAAAATGTTCAATATAATGTTCTCGTTCCTCAGATTGAGAGAATGTTGCTACCTAAGACAGATATTACTGCTCGAATTAATACGATCAGTGGTACATCAATCAATGATGGCACGTCTCTGGCACAAGCATCATTTGCTAACGATGGGGTATTCAATGATGTTATCTTAGGAACAGATAACTATCTCGAAAAACCTGCATTGATTTGTTCTACAGTCAATGAATCTGCAGAACTGAGTGGCGCTAAGTCATTCAGACTAGACCTAACGATGATTAGTGAAAAGACTAACATCAGTCCTGTCATTGATACTGATAGATTATCTGCCACATTGGTATCTAATAGGATTAATAATCCTGCCGATGTCAACAGTGCAAACCTTGCCGTTGGTGATAAGCATGAGGCAGTTTACATTACAAGAACTGCTGATTTGAAGAATCCTTCAGGTTCTATCAAATTGTATTTTACAGGATACCGTCCTCCTAACACAACGATTAAGGTCCTATATAGAGTACGACCGATTGGTTCTACAACTCCTATTGAAGAATTAGGATTTAACTTCTTCCCCGCAGAAGGTTCCAACATACCAGTTACATCGGAGACTCAAATTTTCAGTGAATATGAGTACGAGGTAAGTGGTCTGAACTTCGATCAGTATCAAATCAAGGTACTGTTTGTATCTCCAAACCAATCCTTGGTTCCTATAATCAAAGATTTGAGAGCAATTGCTCTTGCTGTATAATGTCACACATTCCTGTAAAAAATAAAGATAACTGGTACAGAAACTCGGAAACGGGTTCTGTACTGTGTTCTGATTCTGATACATATCAGAAATATATGGCAGCATATAAAGCAGATAAGATGAAGCAGGAAGAGTTCACCACTTTACAAAACGAAGTTTCTGAGTTAAAATCGGATCTGAGTGATATCAAATCACTTTTACTAACGTTAGTCCAAAGTAAAGAGAACAAATTATGACGATTGAACAAGTTCCTCAGGTTGACATGCTCTCTCAATTTAAAGAGCGTCTTCAAGCAATCATTACTGAGAATCAGCAACTTGCTGCTAAAATTAAAGAAAATGAAACAACGGGACTGAAACTTCAGGGTGCTATTGAGGCACTTGAATATTATAACCCTCAGGAGGAAGAAACCGCTTCCCAACCTCCAGAAGAAGAAGAAACTGAAGAGTGATACAATGGGGGCAGAAATGCCCCTTTTCTATTACGCATAAATAACTTGGAAGCATAATCACTATCGAGTTGTCGTAAAAAATGGCAAATAGAATACAGTTAAGACGCGGTGGTGCTCAGGAATGGGCAAACGCGAATCCAACTCTTGCACAGGGTGAACTTGGAATTGAACTCGATACTGGTCGGTTCAAAATCGGTGATGGTGCAACGGCATGGAACACGCTAAGATATGAGCGCCCTGTAGAGTCCAACACTAATACTCCAAATACTCTTGTACAAAGAGACGCAGATGGAAGTTTTTCTGCGGGTACTATCACGTCAACTCTTATTGGTAATGCTTCAACATCAACTAGACTTGAACAGACTAGACAGATTCAGTTATCTAGTGATGTAACAGCAACTGGCAACTTTGATGGTTCCCAAAACTTAAACTTAAGTACTTCTTTATCACTGATCAATACTCTTCCTCATTACTTGGAAGGTGGTTTAAGTACTACTACTAGAACATTTACTGAAGTTACTGTTGACCAGAAGGGTAGAGTTATAAATGCTAGAACTCCTGCTCAACTAAATCTTACGGATTATGGTCTTGATGGTTCTGCAACTAGTGATACAACTTTAGCACAACCTTGGAATGCAAACTTAGAAGCAATCTCAGACGAAACTGGTACTGGTTTATATTCAAAAACTGCAGCAGGTGTTGTTGAGACCAGACTTATTACTGGTGCTGCTGGTCAGATTGTTATTACTGACGGTGGTGGTATTAGTGGTAATCCTCTTATCTCACTGTCGGTTCAATCAAACGTTGTTCCTGGAGATTATAATACAGAATCTCTCACTTCAGTATCTCAAGCTGGTAGTGGTGGAGAACCTTTTGGTACAGAGACTGTTAATGCTTCTAAGTTCTCTGTTGACGATAAAGGGCGTTTAACAACCGTAACGAATGTACCTATTGCTACTGCTACCGAGGGTAGTAAGTATGCGGCATATGCAGCAGGTACAACATATGCTAGATACCAGATTATTGAAGATAGCAGTAGAGTATATCAATCAATCACAGCAATTGCTTCAGGTGGTGGTGCTCCAACTCATACTGATACTTCTGATACTGGCGGATGGAGATATCTCGGTGCAGCAGCAGTAGAACAGAAAGGACTTGCTTCTTTTGCACAAGAAGATTTTGATGTTGACAGCAACGGACATGTAACTATTGCTGCTGTTGGTGTTGATAATACACAACTACAGAATAATAGAGTTTCTTTTGCTGATGGAAATACAAAAGAAGATTTTGAACTTGATCAAGAACTTACTGCAACCACTGGATACAGAGGATTCAATTATCTTAACTATCTTAAAGTTAATGATACGAGCGGTAATTTACTTGTTGGCGCTAATAATACGGGGGACAGCGGAGCTGGCGAACTTGATGTTAATGTACGGTCGTATTTCTCTGACCCTGACATTACTCTTGACGGCACTGTTGCTCAGACATTGGATAAGACTGGGGATGGTAACCTTACCTTCCAGTTAACTCAAGACGCTTCAACTGCTAGATTCCTCAATATCACCTCAACCAATGCTGGTGCTGGTACTGCATATGTTGTTATCACTGGAGACGACATAGTTGATATCAAGGCAACTGAAGCAACTGGTAAAGTTTGGGTCGAAGATGCAAGATTCCAAGATAACTACATCGCAACATCGAATGCGACGATGAATCTTGACCCTGGCGATGATCGTGCCGCTACTGGGTTGGTTCGCATCTTCGGTAACCTTCAGATTGATGGTACAACTACCACAGTTAATTCAACACAACTGAGTGTAGATGATGTCACTATTCTACTTGGTGGTGATACTGTTCCTACAACTGATGACAATCTGGATCGTGGTATTGAATTCAACTATTATGATACCGAAGCACGCTTAGGTTTCTACGGTTGGGATACTAATTACACTGATTTGGGTGGTCATGGCGGTGGATATCGTTTCCTTCATGCTGCTACAAATACTGCTGAAGTCTTTACTGGTACTGACTCTGGTATCATTGCAGGTAACGTAAAACTTACAACAGGCACTAACTCAACTACTAATACAACTGGCGACTTGGTAGTTGCTGGTGGTGTTGGTATTACTCAAGATGTAAACATCGGCGGTCTGGTTGATATTGACAGCACATTGCGTGTTCATAACACCTCTCGCTTTGATGACAACATGGTCATCCAAGGTGCTTCTAAGACACTGCAACTAAACAATGGTAGTGGCACAACCAAGATTGAATTCCAATCTACAACTGGTAACGGATCTCTTGCTGGTATTCTGGATGTAACTGGAAACCTCAATGTCAATACCGATAAGTTTAATGTTGTTGCTGCCTCAGGCAACACAACTATTGCTGGCACATTAGGTGTCACAGATGTTGCAACATTCTCTAATAATATTGATGCTAACGGCGATGTTGCAATCGCTGGTAACATTCACTCCGAAAGCACTAACGATATCACCACTGCTAAGAATGGCAGCACTGGTATATGGGAGATTCAGTCTAATGACTATGGATCTCTGAAAGTTGATGGTGGTGCATATGTTGCAGGATCTGCTCTAATCGATGGCACACTCCATGTTAACGGCGCTATTGAAGTTAAGGATAGTGCGACAGAGACTGAATCTAGACTTAACTGGTTGAGAGTTAGATACAGAGGTCGTTTCGGTGACACTTATCAGGCATCTCCTTCTTATGCATCTCACAACTTCTCCACCCTAAAAGCACACGGTGGTGCAGGTATTATGAAATCCCTGTATGTTGGTGCTACTGGAACTGGCGAAAGATTCTCTGTTGGTAAAAAAGAAAGTGGTGATACTGAGAAGTTCATTGTTATCGGTGCAACTGGTGATACAACAATTGAAGGCACTCTTCTGGTTGAAGATAACGTAAACTTCAATGGCACTCTGGATGTTGATGCAGACTTTGCTGTTAGAGACGGTACAACGGATAGATTCTTCGTTGATAATGTAACTGGTAACACCTATATCGATGGCACTCTGGATGTCAATGGTGCAACTGAGATTACAAATACTCTGGATGTTAGCAATGCTGTTACATTCGATCAGACACTGTTAGTCCAAGGCAACTCCGAGTTTAACGGTACTGTTGATATTGATGCCAACTTCGCTGTTAGAAGTGGTAGCACGGATAAGATGACTGTTGCTTCTGCATCAGGTAACATCGCAACTGACGGTACATTAGTTGTTCAAGGTCAGACAACTATTAACGATTCTCTGATTGTTGATGCTTCTAATGAAGTCTTCTCCATCAGAAATGGATCTGCTGTAGAGAAGTTTGGTGTTGATGCAGACAATGGCAACACAAACATCATTGGCACACTGACCGTTGGTGATGCAACTCAGATTAATGACACCTTGGGTGCATCTGGTATTGTCACACTTACTAACAACACCGAGCAAACTCTGACAGGTAGTTATGGTGCTGATGGTGCTCTAAGACTTACTGGTGGTGCTGCTGTCCAAAGAAACCTCGCTGTTGGTGGTGCTGCAAGAGTCTATGGCAACACTGAACTGACTGGTACTCTTGATCTTAATAATAGTGCAGACATTTCTGGTGCTTTAGTAACGCATGATAATGTTACTATTACTGCAGACAATAAGACCTTTGCAATCCAGACTGCTGGTTCTGTTAATAAGTTCACAGTAGATACGGACAATGGCAATACTGATATTCGTGGAACCCTGGATGTTGGCGGTGACGTAACTGCCGAGTCTAACCTTACTGTTACTGGAAACCTTACTGTTAATGGAACAACGACTACTGTTAATTCTACGGTCACAACTCTCGATGACCCTATTATTACTGTGGGTGGTGACACAGCACCGACAACTAACGACGGTAAGGACCGTGGTGTTGAGTTCCGTTATTACGACAGCTCTGCGAAAGTTGGTTTCTTCGGATACGATAGATCCGCCAACCAATTCGCATTCGTAGTAGACGCAACCAATTCATCAGAAGTTCTTTCAGGTACTGACGGCAACCTTCGTGCTGGTAGTTTGAATCTTACTGGTGCTGGCACTGCACTCGATGTTGATGCTAACGCCAACATTGACGGCACTCTGACTGTAGATGGTCAAATCATCTCCCAGGTTGCTTCTGGTGCTGCTCTAGTCATTCCTAACACGACTAAGATTAACAACCTCAATGCTGACCTTCTGGACAGCATGACAACTGCTTCTGCGGCAACTGCAACTACTGTTGTTGCTCGTGACGGTAGTGGAGACTTTGCTGCAAATATCATCACAGTTGCTTCTGGTGTAGGTGCTGCTGCTGGTATTCAAGGTAATGCTCTTACTGCTGATACACTCAAAACAGCAAGAAATATTGCAGTTGCTGGTGTTGTTGCTGGTGATGCTGAGTTTAATGGTGCTGGTGATATTACAATCACTACGACATATGTTGACGCAGACATTACTGCACTCGCCGCTATGGCAGGAACTGGTTTTGTTTCCAGGACTGCTGCTAACACATATGCTCAGCGTACACTCGCTGTCACAGCATCTTCTGGTATTACACTGACGAATGCTGATGGTGTTGCTGGTAACCCAACCATTAACGTTGCTTCTACAGCAAGCAACTCAGCAAACAACCTTGTTCTTCGTGACGCATCTGGCGACTTTGCTGCTGGAATTATTACTGCAGCATTAGTTGGTAATGTCACTGGTCAAGTATCTGATATTAGCAATCACGATACTGGAGATCTCTCCGAAGGATCTAATCTATATTTCACGAATGAGCGTGTCGATGATAGAGTTAATGCTCTTATTGTTGCTGGCACAGGTATCACCAAAGCATACAATGACGCAGCAGGCACCTATACGCTTACTGTAACGCAGGTAGACATCGATACCGACAATGTAACAGAAGGTTCCACAAACCTCTTTACAACCGCTGCTAGGACCCGTACACACTTCACATATGGTACAGGTATTGAACTTAGCGGTGCAGGTGCTCTGAGCGTCACTCAGGCAGACATTAATACCGACAATGTAACAGAAGGTTCTACTAACATCTTCTACACAGAAGCACGATTTGATACAAGTCTTGCAAGTAAAGATACTGATGATGTAACTGAAGGTTCCACAAATCTGTACTTCACTAATACTCGTGCAGATACTCGCGCTAACTTAAGAGTTGCTGCTGCTACAGGTAGTAACCTCGATCTTTCAGAGAAGTCTACTTCTGATCTTTCTGAAGGAACTAACCAGTACTACACTGAAGCAAGAGTTCAAGATAAACTTGATAATGCATTTGCTCAACTCACAGCAATGCTCAACAATCTTGCAACTACTACAACTCTTGTCTTGAATCTGTCTGGTGATCCTACCCCTGGTGACGTGACTGCGCTTAACAATGCTTCTCTTGCTGGTGGCACATTGTATAACACTGCTACTGGAGTCGCTACCACCTCAAGCGGTAGTGGCACTGGATTAACAGTAGATATCACTGCATCTGGTGGTGCTATCACTGCAGTTGCTATCAATGGTGATGGTTCTGGTTATGTTGTTGGTGAGACTATTACAATCACAGGTGGTGGCGGAGACGCTACTATCGATGTCTCTGCTGTTACTGAGATGGCAGTTGGAGATACTGTCACAGGCAGTACATCAGGCACCACAGGTGTTATCACTGCTGTTGGTGCAAGTTCAGTTACTGTTGACACTGTTGACGGATTCTTTAAGAAGACTGAGACAGTATCTGCTGGAGATGTTTCTACATTAACAATCACTTCATTCGCCTGATAACAAATGACCGCTACAAGACCCGCTTCTAAAACAGAGTTAAAAAACTACGCTCTTCGTAGATTAGGTTTTCCTGCTATTGATATCAATGTATGTGATGAGCAGTTGGATGACCTAATCGAAGAAGCAATCGATTACTATCAAGAGTTTGCATATAACGGCAGTTACAAAGCATTCATCAAAATTGAAGTAACCGATGCCATTAAAACTGCGGCTAAAACTGGTAGTGCTTTAGGTTCTACTGATTGGACAGAAGGAAATGAATATGTATCACTTCCCCCTGGAGTCTTGGCAGTCAATCATGTCTATAGTCAGATTGGTGCTTCTAGTGTAACTCCTGGTAATATTTTTAATATTAAGTATCAGATTTTCTTGAATGATATCTATGCAATGACGCATGGACATATCCTACATTACTTTATGACTTCACAATATCTTGAGACTCTTGATTGGGTCACAAACTCAGATAGAAATCGTAGAGTTAGATATAATGAATATCAAGGAAGATTGTATTTAGATTTTGATTGGGCAAATTTACAAGCAGGCAATCAAATTGTGGTAGAAGTTTTGATGCGTCAAGACCCTGATACATACACTGCAATGTACAATGATGCCTGGTTGAAAGATTATGTAGAATCATTATTCCAACAGCAATGGGGTCGCAACCTCAGTAAGTATGATGGAATTCAAATGCTTGGTGGTGTGACTCTGAATGGTCGCCAGATTCTCGAAGATGCGAGTCAGTTCAAGAAAGATCTTGAAGCAGATATTCGCAAGACTTACGAACTCCCTCCAATGGATTTAATCGGTTGATATGACTTATAGAAACGATCCCCCAGAAAATTGCATTCAGTCGGACTACACTAGTAGTTGCCGACTAAATCTAAATGGTTCTTCCCAGGAACAAATGTTTATGGGAAATCTGATCATCGAGAGTATTGAACTCTATGGTCAAGATATCTATTATCTACCCAGAACATACGTAAATAAAGACACGATCTTTCAAGAAGTAGAAAGTAGTAATTTCACACAAGCACTTTCTATCAGAGCATATGTTAATAATGTAGATGGGTGGGAAGGTCAAGGAGAACTTTTAAGTAAGTTTGGTGTTCGTATTGAAGATAAGACAACCTTTATCTTCTCTAGAACTAAATTTACTGAGAAGGTAGATGATAATGCAGCATTAAATGTGGAGGGTCGTCCTAATGAGGGTGACCTTATTTGGTTTCCAACAACAAAACATTTGTTTGAGATTAAGTTTGTAGAAGCAGAAAGACCTTTCTATCAGTTAGGTAAGGGTTATGTTTGGGAATGTCAGTGCGAACTGTTTGAATACAGCGACGAAAAAATTGATACTGGCGTTGCCGAGATTGATGCTATCGAAACTGCCTTTGCTAATTCCATTAAGTTGGTTATGGATGCTGGCGGTTCGGGAGACTTCACAGTTGGTGAAGAAATTGTCGGTGACCTATATCTTGCTTCAGCAACAGCAGCAATCACTGGGGACGCAGTAAGTTCCTTTACAATCACTGATGGTGGTGAGCATTATAAATCAGCATTGCCACCTACAGTTACTATTACAGGAGGTGGTGGAAGTGGAGCGACAGGAACAGCGGTGGTTTCGTCTACAGGGATTGTTACTGGTATCACTGTTTCAGCTGGTGGTACTGGCTACACTAGTGCCCCAACTGTTACTATTGATTACTCTCCAAAAGACTCCAGAGCAGAAGTCAAGTCCTGGAATAGTTCTTCAAGAGAACTCCAAGTCATCAATAGAACAGGAACCTTCAATACTTCAGAAACAATTAAGGGATTGACATCTAATGCTCTTTGGAGTCCTGAATCCTTTAACACTCTAAATAATACTAATACCGCTGATAGCATCGACCAGAACTATAGTTTTGAAACTGCTGATGACGATATTATAGATTTCACTGAGGGGAATCCCTTCGGCACCATTGGTTCCACTACTGATACTACAATCTGATGTTAGGTACATATTCATATCACGAAGTTTTCAGAAAAACTATTGTAGCGTTTGGTACGCTGTTCAATAATATCGAACTTCGTCGTTCGACTGAAGTGATGAAAGTTCCTTTGGCATATGGTCCAAAGCAAAAGTTTTTAGCACGTCTTGATCAAAATCCAGACCCTACAAACAAGAGAGTTCAGATTACTGTTCCTAGAATCTCTTTTGAGATTAATGGTATTCAATATGATTCTAGTAGGAAGGTATCACCTACACAGAAGATTAAATTTGCAAAGGATACTGACGAAAATAAGAACGTGTATATGCCCGTTCCTTATAACTTATCATTTGAATTAGCAATTATCTCTAAAAATCAAGAAGATGGATTGCAAATTTTAGAACAAATTTTACCATTCTTCCAACCTCATTTCAATCTAACCGTTAAGTTACTTCCTGATGTAAATGAAATTAAGGATGTTCCTGTTACTTTGACTAGTGTTGACTATGAGGATGAGTATGAGGGAGACTTCTCTAGTCGTAGAGCAATCATTTATACACTACAGTTTACTGCAAAGACATATCTATACGGTCCTATTACCGATGCGAAGACCATCAAAAAGGTCATCACCGATATGTACACCGATACAAATACTTCTTCTGCACCCAGAGAAGTTCGGTACACTATTCAACCAGATCCGTTGGATGCAGATGCAGATGACGATTTTGGATTTGGTATTGTTGATGAAGACTTCACCGACAATAAGAAACGTAATCCTGTAAGTGGCGCTGACGAGGCAATCTAATGACAACTCCTTTTGATGGTTTGAATGATGCGTTTGGGGCAGAACCTACTGAACTCCAAAAACATGTGGAAAAAGTGAAAACTGAAATAAAGAAAACTGATACTCCTGAAGTGAAGCAGGATTATGAGATTACTCGCGCCCAACTTCACAATCTAGTCATGAAAGGACAGGAGGCAGTAGATGGCATTCTTGATGTGGCACGAGCGTCAGATCATCCTCGTGCTTATGAAGTTGCAGGCCAACTCATTAAGAACGTAGCAGATACTGCTGATAAACTCATTGACCTACAAAAGAAGATGAAGGAGTTAGATGCCGATGAGAAGAAGTCAGGCCCGTCTACTGTTAATAACACGATGTTTATTGGCAGTACTGCGGACTTACAGAAGATGTTAAAGAAGCAAAAGGAGATAAATAATACTGACACGAAATAACTCGACACGACAATGCCTGTATTAAAAGTATTAAATACGAACGCTGTTGCAGGATCTGCAACTGAATATCAAGTAGTGCAAACTGGATACTATAGAGTGCTTGCTACAGCAGCAGCATCTACTGTATCATTCAACGGTGGACCTGCTATCACACTGGTACAGAATGAAGCACTTCTACTTAAGTCGGGAGCAAAACCTGGTCAAGCAAGAATTGTAAAGGGTGTCGATGATGCCACTGCAGATTATCAACTTGGAACTAATCTTGGTGAAGTTAGCAACACACATCCATTCTCAGTAGATGACTTCATTGCTGTAGAAGATGCTAGTACATCTCCTGCAATTGATGCTGCTTTCTTGTCAGCAGGAACAGTAGGTAAGAAAGTTACTGCAACAACTTCCAATTCTATTAGCACTGATATTGATTCTTCTGCTGCATCTGCTGATTACACTTATGCTTACAGTGGACCTCAAGCAGTAGTCAAGCGTTGTGTACAAATCACAGCAGGTTCTGGTGCTATTGTCGTCGAAGAAGTACAGGTCGTAGGTGCCTGATATGGCGAAAGGTTTTGCATCAGATATTCCACCTGCCGTTAATGGTACTGCTAAGAAATACATTAGGGGTATGATGAAGCGTAAAGATAGGTGGAGTAAACTCTATGGGGGTCGCTCCAAAGAGGTGATGCATAAGACTGCAAACAAAATGGCTATGGGAGAGATGTCTAAAATGCCACCAACATATAACGATCTATTCGGAGAAGCAAATAAGTCAGGAGATAATTCTCTTCGTGACTGGTTTGGTAAGAGTAAATCATCTGATGGAACACCTGGTTGGGTACAACTTGGTGGTAAGTATGCAGGAAAACCTTGTGCAAAGCAACCTGGTCAGACTACTAAACCCAAATGCGGGTCTAGTAAGATGAAAAGAAACCTAAATAAAGGCGAGGAAGAAGCAGCATTCCGTCGCAAAAATGCTGAAGATCCAAATCCAGATCGTAAAGGGAAGGCAAAAAACGTGAAGACAGAAGATCTCGACCTTAAATTGATGTCTAAAGAACTTGATGGCGCATCTAAGATGCACAAGGGTCAGTCTGAGCGCATCAAAAAACATCTAAAGAAGATGAAGAAAGAAGAAACTATTAGCGAAAGAGGCGATTTCTGGCATCCCGATCCTAAGGAAGATCGTAAGTTGGGTGGTCCTGGTGCAAACCAGCGTGCTCGTGAAGATCGTGCTGCAGCATCTAAACCAAAAACAGACTCTAAGAAACTAAGACCAGGTGAATCTTACATGGATTGGAACAAACGTCAGAAAGCAAATAAGATGAAGAAAGAAGAATTTGTCAATGAGAAAGCAGGCGAGAAAGATGCTTGCTATAAGAAAGTAAAAGCAAGTGCGAAGGTCTGGCCTTCTGCATATGCTAGTGGTAGATTAGTCCAGTGCCGTAAGAAAGGTGCTGCTAACTATGGTAATAAGTCTGAAGGAATGTCATTCCAACAGTTTCAAGAGAAGTGTTGGCAGGGATATAAAAAAGTTGGTATGAAAAAGAAAGGTGGCAAACTAGTACCAAATTGCGTCCCAGAACAAGTAACAAATGAAGGAGCAGCCTGGACAAAAAAATCAGGAAAAAACTCCGAAGGAGGACTTAATGAAAAAGGACGAAAGTCTTACGAAAAGGAAAATCCAGGATCTGACCTCAAAGCACCAAGCACAAAGGTTGGAAATCCCCGCAGGGCATCCTTCTGCGCTAGAATGAAAGGCATGAGAAAGAGACAGAAAGCATCCAACAACACTGGTGATGACCGTCTGTCGAAGTCACTTAGGAAGTGGAATTGCTGATATCTTAACACTGTGTAACTGACAACTTGGGTAAATAGTACTATACTTGTCTCAACAAGGTGGTACTATTATGGTTTCATTTTACCTATCCGTTACTATTTTCATTTTGTTTGTAGCGTATGCAGGCACCGAAAATGTAATGAGGTTATTTGCATTCCTAGATTTAGAACTGCGTTGGCATTGGGTTATATTCCGTAGTTATTTTATCAGAAGAGATTTAGAAGTTCGACTAGGATTTCCCAAGACAAGTTTTATACAACACTACAAAACATATGGAAAGTAAAGAAGTATCAGAATTATCTCTGTCTAGAGTAGAATGTGGAAAATGTGGTGCTATTTGGATTAATGGAAAGCACGTATTCAGTGGAACTGCTGCTTCATATGACAATAGTGAACTAGATCTTGCTGGTCTGGTATGTAATAAGTACGGAAATGAGCAATGCATCAACCCAAAGAAAGGGCAAGACGGAGGACAAACTTGGGAGTATAGATCTGGATTTGTCGATGGTGCAATAAAGGCAAAGAGAGATGCTTTAGATGGACTCAATAACATGATGAATCCCTGACATAGACTATTAAATCATAGTTAAATTTTATACTTCATGAGTAAATAGATTCAGTTACTATTTGTTTATGAAGTTTTTTATTACACTTCTTACTGTGATGTTTTTTGCTGCGCCAGTATGGGCAGTTGACATTAAAATGGGTTCAAACGGGAACTTGATTTTTGATCCATCCGATGTTACAATTGATGCAGGCGATACTGTACATTTTATAAATGACATGTTGCCTCCTCACAACATTATTGTTGAGGGTCGTGCAGATCTTTCCAGAGAATCTTTAATGTTTGCTCCTGGAGAATCTCAAGACATTTTGTTTGCTGATGCTGGAGATTACAATTTCTTTTGTGGTCCTCATCAAGGAGCAGGCATGACAGGTATTATTCACGTAAATTAATTATGACATACAATGTTACTCTCCAGTCTCCTGACGGCACCGAAGCTGTCATTCAATGCGAGGCAGACCAATACATTCTCGAAGCGGCAGAAGAAGCAGGTGTTGATTTACCTTCTTCGTGTAAAGCAGGGGCTTGTTCAGCGTGCGCTGGCAAACTCGTCTCTGGCACCGTAGATAATGAAGAGCAATCTTTCCTCGATGATGATCAACTTGAAGACGGGTGGGTTCTCACTTGTGTGGCATATCCTACTAGCGATTGCGTAATTTTAACCGAACAAGAAGAAAATCTATGACCTTCGCCCATGTCTTACTTTTCGGATCACTACCCTTCATATGTGCCACCATTTATTTCGGGCACAGAAAAGGTGAGAATATCTATTATGAAAGCGACAAGTACGACGGAAATGGAACAGCGCATTAGAATGAGATATGCGTTTGCAATGTCCTCCTTTGGGAGGATGTTTCGACCAGATCATATTACACTGGAGATGAGAGATCTTTGTAATGAATGGTCTCAGATTGAAGAGCAACCACCTCAGGGAGATTTATATCTGGTCGATAGATATTTCTTAGAACTTTGGAAAGCATGGTTATTGAAATCAGCATCATAATAATCTATTGTTTATTTGGATTATTTCTATTCATCCTATCGGTTTTACAAGAATGATGTTACAGTTTGCTAGATTTTGCGGAACAGTATTAAACAATCCTTGGGGAGTTGGAGTCTTGGCATGGTGCCTAGTCTTCGTCCCCATTATTGGTATGTGGGCAGTACATAAATACGATTGGCAACATTGGGAACCATTCCACAAATGAGTTTGTTTATTGTATTTGGTCTGCTAATACCACTCTCTTTAATCCTTATAGTGATGAAACTGTCTCTCTGGATTAAATCTATAAATGATGAATAATGAATTTACTATTACGTCCTCTTGAGAATGCCAATGACCCTGTGTGGTCTGTAATCATATGTGTGATACTTGCTGTTGCAGGTGCATTGTTTGTAGTTGTATACATACTAAGAGAAGCATTTGCAGAATTAGAAGATGGGCGCAATGACACCACCGAGCAGAAAGAGCTGCTACAACTTCCGAGTGACGGAGATCAACCGTGTCCTTGATGGTGATACTATTGATGTTACTATCGACCTCGGGTTTGATCTATACAAGAAAGAAAGAGTTAGAGTTGCAGGCGTTGATACGCCAGAAAAGAGGACGCGAAACCTAGAGGAGAAAGCACTTGGAATCGACGCAACCAACTGGCTCAAAGAGAAACTGGAATCGACTATCGCTGGTGATGATGAGTTGTCTGTTAGGACTGAACTTGTTGGTGGGGTTGGCAAATATGGGCGTCTTCTTGGCTGGTTATACATTGGGGACGAGTCAGTGTCGCTCAACGAGCAAATGATCGAAGAGGGTTATGCTCATGCCTATGATGGAGGCACTAAGGATATGAATCTCGAAGCACTGAAAGAGATTCGTCGTGAGCACGGCACATTAGTAGAGTAATAATATAAATACCTTGGAGAAGTCCCAGGTTTATTTGCATGTCGGAATTAAATGTAGGAACAATTAATGCTACTAATGTCAACACTTCTAATGTAAGTGCTACGAGTGACGTTGATGTTGATGGGGACTTTACTATTCCCAATAAGACTAATAGTACTCGTCCATCAGCACCTCCTACAGGTACAGTTATTCATAACACCGAAGAGGATAAGCAGCAAGTTTATAATGGTACTGAATGGAAAACTATTGGTGGAGATATAGTTGCTACCCAATATAAGATTCAATGCTGGGGTGCTGGTGGTGGCGGTGGAACTAGTGGTGGATGGAGTTATGGTGCCGAAGGTGGCGGTGGTGGATATATTGAAGCAAATGTATCGGGACTGACGTCAGGAAACACTCTTTACATTCGTGTCGGTGAAGGTGGATTAGTTAATGGTACTCGTATGTCGTATGGTGGTGGCGGTGAAGCAAACCGCGCTGGTGGTGATAATAGGTATGGTTCTAATGGTGGTGGTGCAACTGGGGTATTCCTTGGATCTGTAGCTCATGGTAATACAATACTGATTGCTGGTGGTGGAGGTGGCGGCGGATCATCCAGAAACCAAGAGGGTAATATTGGTGGTGCTGGTGGTGGTCCTACTGGTCAAGATGGCGTTTCTGCTTATGATGATAAGTGGCAATATCGTGGCAGAGGTGGTGGAGCAACTGAAGGTGGTAGAAATAACCAGCAGGGAGCTTCGTATTCAGCTCAAGCATTAGAGGGAGGATCTGCTGCATCTAATGGTTATGGTGGCGCTGGTGGCGGAGGATATTATGGCGGCAGTGCTGGAGGTTACTCTGAACAGCACACAATGGCAGGTGGTGGCGGTGGATCTGGATATGCAGATTCCACATATTGTAATGATGTGCGAAACTATCGTGGAGAATATCGTATGCCAGCTGGTGCTGGTGAAGCTGGATATCCTGGTGGTGGTCTTTCATTTGGCGGTAATTCTAATGCATCTGCTGGTGGTCATGGATACTGTAGAATTACAGATGCTAATGGGACAGTAACAACTTATACATATACAGGTTCGGATGTAACTATAACAGTACCATGATCTTTGACTTGAGTGTGGATGACTATGCAATCATCCTAAATGCATTACATTACTATAAAAAAACTGAGAAGAAAGGTAATTTCAAACAGTATAATGAGGAGAGAATAAATAAATTAAGGGATAAAATGGCGTATCAACTTATCCCTAGTCCTGAAAGTGAACCGACATAATGAGTACCTCTGACGTATATCTTGGTAATCCCAATCTAAAGAAAGCGAATATTGCTCAGGAGTTTTCTCCTGAGGAAGTAGAAGAATATTTAAAATGTGCAGATGATCCCGTACATTTTATTCTTAATTATATCAAGATCGTTTCTCTAGATGATGGTGTCATACCTTTTACTATGTACGACTTTCAAGTCGATATGGTAAAGAGTTTTCATGACAATAGATTTAATATTGCCAAGTTGCCTCGGCAGTCTGGTAAGTCTACTATCGTTACAGCATATCTTCTTTGGTATGTTCTATTCAATCCCAATGTTAATGTAGCAATCCTCGCAAACAAAGCAGCGACTGCTCGTGAGATGTTAGGTCGCTTGCAACTTAGTTATGAAAATCTTCCCAAATGGCTCCAGCAAGGTATCCTCCAATGGAACAGGGGATCATTGGAACTGGAGAATGGCAGTAAAATTCTGGCTGCATCTACTTCCGCTAGTGCCGTCAGGGGCATGTCTTTTAATGTCATTTTTCTGGACGAATTCGCGTTTGTTCCGAACCATATTGCTGACCAGTTCTTTTCATCTGTGTATCCTACTGTATCTTCTGGTAAGTCTACAAAGGTAATTATCATCTCCACGCCACATGGGATGAACATGTTCTATAAGTTGTGGCATGATGCAGAAAAAGGCAAGAACGAATATCTCCCAACTGAAGTACATTGGTCACAAGTTCCTGGTAGAGATGCTGCATGGAAAGAGCAGACTATTAAGAACACCTCAGAGCAGCAGTTCAAGGTTGAGTTTGAGTGTGAGTTTCTTGGTTCTGTTGATACACTGATTAGTCCTACTAAGTTAAGGACTATGCCATATGTAGATCCTATAGCACAAAATAAGGGACTTGCAATTTATGAGAGAGTGATTCCAGAGCATAACTATATTATTACGGTTGACGTTGCTAGAGGAACATCTAATGATTACAGTGCATTTGTTGTAGTAGATACGACAACTATGCCATATAAAGTAGTTGCAAGATATAGAAATAACGAGATCAAACCTATCATTTTTCCCAACATCATTATTGATGTTGCAAGAAATTATAATCAAGCATATATTCTATGTGAGGTAAATGATATTGGTGGGCAAGTAGCAGATATTATTCAGTTTGATTTAGAGTACGAAAACCTTTTAATGGCAGCAATGCGTGGTCGTGCTGGACAACAATTAGGTCAAGGGTTCTCTGGTAAGAAGACACAACTAGGTGTCAAGATGTCTAGTGCTGTTAAGCAGGTTGGATGTTCTAACCTCAAAGCATTGATTGAAGAGGATAAACTTATCATTCCTGATTATGAAACCATTGCCGAATTGACTACCTTTATTGTCAAGGGACAGTCGTTTGCTGCAGAAGATGGTTGTAATGATGACCTTGCTATGTGTTTGGTTATTTTTGCCTGGATGGCAATGCAAGAGTATTTCAAACAGATGCATGATAATGATGTGAGGCAACGCATCTATGATGATCAGAGAGAATCGATTGAACAAGATATGTCACCATTCGGTTTTATTAGTGATGGTATGGAAGATGAATACTTTGCGGATGCACAGGGAGATGTTTGGCAGGTTGCGGAATATGGGGATAAGTCTTATATGTGGGAGTTTAGGTAAGGATCCAAAAATATAAATAATCCTAGACAACCGATGTTGGAATTAATCTAGGAGACTTAAACAATGGCAGTCAATCAATCCTCGCCAGGGGTAGTCATTCAGGAAAGAGACCTGACGACAATCACTTCACTATCAAGCGCAAACGTTGGAGTTCTTGCAGCACCATTTGAACTTGGTCCAGTAGAAGAGATTGTAAACATCTCTACCGAAAGAGAATTAGTTGAGCAATTTGGTAAGCCAAATGACTACAACTACGAGTACTGGTACACTGCTGCTCAGTATTTGAACTACGGTGGCATCCTTAAGACCGTTCGTGTCAACTCGACCGCTTTGAAAAATGCAGTTGATACAGGTTCTGCTCCCCTGATTAAAAATCTTACAGATTATGAAACCACTATTGAAAATGCAAACAACACTTGGTCTTGGGCAGCAAAAACTGCAGGAACCAAAGGTAATTCTATCGGTGTCTTCGTAACTGATGCTGGTGCTGACCAGATTGCAGTTATTCCTGCTCCAGGTTCAGGTAATGAGTTTGAGTTTGTTAACGACGCTGCAGTAACTGCTGCTTCTGGTGCTGCTGGTAAAGTCTTCAAGTATAGTATTGTATTAACTGTCACATCTGTTGTTGGCGACTTCGTTCCTGGCACTAGTACAACTGTTGCCATTTCTGGTTCTAACGAGACTGTTAATGTTCTTGCTTGGGATCCTGCTAACAAAAAACTGGAAATCGGTCTTCCTGCTGGTGGTGTAACTGGTATCATTGCTGATGCACAAGTTGTAACTCAGGGCACTAATACTGCTGAAGTTGCTACTGCTGGCATCGAACGCAGATTGTATGTTGCCAAGAATAAGGATAGCATCGACTTTGCTGCTGCAGATAGCATCGAAGATACAAACAGCAACGCTGCTGTTATTACTTCCGTTCGTGGTGAGTATGATGAGCGTGAGTATCTGCCTGGTGTAAAGTGGATCAACACTGCTGCTCGTCCTGGTACTTCCCAGTGGACAACTACTGCTGGTGGTTTCCGTGATGAGATGCACGTCTTAGTTATTGACATTGACGGTGCTATCACAGGAACAGCAGGTGCTCTTCTTGAGCGTTTCATTGGTGTTTCCAAAGCATCGGATGCCAAAACTTCTGTTGGTGAGACCAACTATTATGCAGAAGTTATCAAGCAGCGTTCAGCGTATATCTACTGGGGTGAGCACGAGACCACATTGTTCTCTGCAGGCGCAAGTGCTTCCGATGGTACTTGGGGTTTAGCAGCATCTTCTCGTCAGTTTAATCTGGTGCGTTCCGTTGCTGGTACAACAGACTATCCTGCTGGTCGCACAACAATTGGTTCTGCTAGCAATGCTACCGCATACTATCGTCTTGCCAATGGTGCTGACTATACACTATCTGGTGGTACATATTCAGTCGCCAACAGCGATCTTGCTACTTCATACGAATTAATTGCTGATCCAGAATCACAGACTGTTGACTTCATCTTGGCAGGTCCTTCTGGTGCTGATGATCCCTCCGCTATTGCCAAGGTTACTTCATTGGTTAATATCGTTGAAGAGCGTCGTGACTGCATGGTATTTGTTTCTCCTCGTAGAGGAAATGTCATTGGAGTTTCTAACTCTACAACTGCAACATCAAATATCATCGATTTCTTCGATCAACTGCCTTCCTCCTCTTACGCAGTATATGATTCTGGTTATAAGTACATCTACGATAAGTACAATGATGTTTATCGTTATGTCCCTTGTAACGGTGACGTTGCTGGTCTTTGCTTACAGACAACTGAAGTCGCAGAACCTTGGTTCTCACCTGCT